GAAGATTTCGGCCTCGACTACGCGAACTGGCCAGAGACCTTCGCGACCTTCGTTGCGTTGTACGCTGCTACTCAAGCGGGGATAAGAATCAGTCAGAGTGAAAAAACGCTAGAGTTATTGACAAAAGAATTGAAGAAAGCGAGGCGCGATGCGCTCTCCAAAGACGCCATGCAAGGCCCCACCCAATTCTTACCACAGGGGGCTTGGAACTCCGCAAGACACGGTGGCCGCTATTCAAGATACGACAGGGGAAGCAGGAGTACCTTAATTGGCTAGGCAAAACGGTGAACGGTTAGCTTTCAACCGTGGGGTTGTCAGCCCTCTCTCGCTCGCGAGGGTGGATGTTAAGCGCATATCTCTGAGCGCCGAAGAGCAAACCAACTGGATGCCCCGCGTGCTTGGACCGATGTCCTTGCGCCCAGGACTCCAGTTCATCGGCGGGTCGCACATGCACCAAGCGGCGAGGTATCTACCCTTCGTCTTTGCGGTAACAGACACAGCGATTCTCGAACTAACTCCCAACATAATGCGGGTAATGGTATCGGACATAGAGATAACCCGGTCTGCTCTCGCCACCAGCGTTATCGCAAACGGCACCTTCACATCAAACTTGACAAGCTGGACGGATAGCGATGAAGGAGGCTATGCGGTTTCAGCATGGCTCACAGGCGGGTATATGTCGCTACTTGGGGATGGCACACTCGCCGCAATACGCGAACAGACAGTAACCCTCTCGGGCAGCGGGGAACACGCCTTGCGGATCGTAGTCACCCAGGGGGTGTTACTCCTGCGGGTAGGCTCGACCTCAGGCGGCGATGACTATATCTCGGAAACTTCACTAGGGGTAGGCACACACTCTCTCGCCTTCACTCCCTTGGGAACTTTCTATGTGAGGCTGTTTAACCGCGATGATTACCCGACACTAGTGGATTCCTGCGTAATAGACGCTGCAGGGGAGTTGACGTTGCCTACTCCGTGGGGGGCTTCCGACCTGTCGAATATCAGGTACGCCCAATCTGGGGACATAATCTTCGTGGCGTGCAACGGTATCCGCCAGATGAAGATAGAGCGGCGCTCAACTACTAGCTGGTCGGTAGTGGATTACGTCCCCTCTGACGGGCCGTTCTTGGTGGAGAACTTGTCTGCGATCACGCTGACATCCTCGACCATATCGGGCACCACGACTCTGACTGCTTCCAAAGCGTACTTCAAAGCCTCGAACGTGGGGTCGCTATTCAAGTTGACCTCAGAAGACGGGCACATACGAGACAAGATTCTGAGCGCTGCGGATGTGTACTCCGATGCGATCAGAGTAACAGGACTGACGATAGACCGAAACCTCCGCATCGTAACGACAGGAGTGTGGGTCGCCACATTAACCCTCCAACGCTCGGTAGGGGCGGTTGGAGCGTGGACGGACATTACCACTTACACCACAAACCAAGACGTAGAGTACAACGACGGTTACGATAACCAGATAATCTACTACCGACTCGGTATCAAGACTGCGGAATACACGTCAGGCACGGCGGCGATAACGCTGAGTTACCTCTACGGCTCGCTTGCAGGGGTCGTCAAGATCACCGCGTACACCAACTCAACTACCGTTACCGCTGTGGTACTAAGCGACCTCGGCTCAGTTGGTGCCACATCAACATGGGCGGAAGGCGCATGGTCAGATCGGAGAGGTTTCCCCTCAGCAGTAGCCATCCACGAAGGCCGGATGTGGTGGGCGGGTAAAGATAAGCAGTGGGGTTCTGTCAGCGATGCGTACTACAGCTATGGTGATGAACAGATAGGCGACGCCGGTACGATCGCACGGAGTATCGGTGCGGGGCCGGTGGACACGATTAACTGGCTGGTTTCCACCGAAGGGCTAGTCATGGGCGGCCAAGGTGGGGAGTTCACCTGTAGGTCGAACAGTCTGGGAGAACCCCTCACCCCCACGAACTTCAACATCAAACGCGGCACCACCGTTGGCTCCACGGCGGTAGACCCGCTTGAGGTGGATGCCAGCGTGATATTCGTTGACCGGTCGCGCACGCGGGTATACGAACTCACCAACGAAACCTTCGGGTCTACCTACGCGATCAAGGAACTGACCGCGCTCACTCCCGAGATCGGTAGACCAGAAATAATCCGCACTGCGGTACAGCGCAAGATTGATACCCGCATCCATTGCGTGCGAAGCGATGGCAAAGTTGCGGTGATGATTTTCGACAAGCTCGAAGAAGTTAACTGTTGGGTGTTGGTAGAGACCAACGGCTTTGTGGAAGACGTGGTTGTGATTCCTGCAGTCGGGGAGGAAGATCGGGTCTACTACTCGGTAAAGCGCACGATAGATGGCGCGACAGTCAGGTACTTGGAGAAGTGGGCGCTGACCAGCGAGTGCGAAGGCGGCACGCTGAACAAACAAGCAGACTCGTTCTTGATTTATAGCGGGGCGGCTACCCAGATCATCACGGGTCTCACGCACCTGGAAGCTGAAGAGGTCGTTGTGTGGGCTGATGGTGTTGACTTAGGAACCTATACGGTGGCTTTTGGCAGCGTGACTCTTGACCGAACAGTGACCGAGGCCGTTATAGGTTTGGGGTACTCGGCCACCTTCAAGAGTACGAAACTCGCCTACGCTTCCTATCTGCATGGCAGTGCGCTCACACAGAAGAAGCGTATTGATCACATCGGCGTGATACTGCGCAACACGCATTACCAAGGACTTCAGTATGGGGACTCGTTCGATACCCTGGACGACCTACCTCTTGTTGACGCTGAACAGATAACCCCCGCCGATACGGTATGGGGTAGTTATGACTACGACTCCGTTGAATTTAACGGAACTTATGATGCGGATACCCGACTATGCCTGAAGGCGAACGCGCCCCGCCCGTGCACAATACTGGCAGCGGTAATCAGTATGAATACCAACGAAAAACTATAAAGGTGATCTGATGGGTGAGCAACTATCTCCGTCGATACTCGGCAGTATCGGAACCGGAATGCAAGCTGCAGGACAACTCAACGCTGGTTCCGCTTCGCGACGAGCGGGGGAAGCACAGCAAGTCGCCGCTGAGTATTCTGCCCGACAACTCGATACGAACGCAGGGCAAGCGCAAGCCGCCAGTCAGCGCGTCGCAGAGGAAGAAACCCGCAAGAGTATGCTGCTTCAGTCCCGAGCGATGGCGGTCTCCGCCGCTTCGGGGGGAGGTGCGCTCGACCCAACGGTGATGGCGTTGATATCTGGACTCTCTAAAGAAGGGCAACTCGCGTCTGAGACATTGCTCTACGGCGGGGCGGAACGCGCCCGTGGGATGCACGAACAGGCGAAGGCTACGAGGTACGAAGGTGCTACGCGAGCCGCAGCGGGGCATGCTGCGGAACGGACTTCACAGTTCAGCGCGATGAGCACTATCTTGTCTGGGGCCACGAAGGATTGGGGTGGCGGGGGGTATAAGAACTCTCGTCGTGCGCCGATTAGCGAATCTGAGACAGTCTTTACAGGGAACCCATAATGCCAGTTCTGCCAGGCGTACAACAAAGGCTAAATCCTGAACCGTCAAGCACGGTAGCGCAGTACACGGGGGGTATCGCTGAGAACGCGGAGATTGCTCAAGGACAAGCTCTGACCAAAGCGGGGGGTGAGATCATCCAGATGGCGGATAAGCGTCGGGATGAGTTAGACGACTTGAGAGTTGTTGAAGCCGCTACCGACCTACGGAATCGGGAGTTGAAACTCACCGAAGAGTATAAAGCGATCAAGGGTGGCGATGTCATCAAGGCCAAGTTGCTCCCAACCTACGCTGCCAAGTTCAAAGCGGCTTCTGATGAAATTAGCTTCGGACTGTCCTCAGCGCAACAAAAGAAATTCGCGCCCCATGTTGCTACCGCCAGTGGAAACTTCCAAGCGAGCGCGATGGGCTACTCGATACATGAGTCCGAGGTTTATGCCGGCACGGTGTTTGAGAAAGACCTCGAATCTCGGGTGGGCGCTGCGGCTGCGACTTTCATGGACGACAGGCAGATTAACCTCCAGCGCGACGGGGGGAGAGCGATGGTTCTCGCCCGTATGGACACCTTGGGACTTAAAGATGGCACTGTTCGGGATGAGACCGCGAAGGCTACTCTCGGAGCCATTAATGAGGGTGTTATCCACGCCGCGCTAAACGCGGGAAATACCGCACGCGCAAACGAATACTTCAACCGCCCTGACGTTCAGCGAGAAATGACGCAGAAGCAGATTGAAGAAACCCAGAAGATGCTGAAACCTGCTACGGACTTCGCTGCGGGGAAGGTGATCGCGGATAGCGTCTACTCGATGTGGCAGAAAGATAAAACGATCAATACCGCTGAGTACGTCGCAGAGATGGCGAAGGGAAACCCTCAGATCGCTGAGAGAGCGCACATGCTTGTCGCGCAGTACCAGCAAGCGCAGCACAGCATCAACCAAGAAAATAAAGGAAGCGCCTTGCTCGTTTTCCAAAAAAGCGGAGCAGATGCCAGTGCTCAGAGCAAGATGTTTAGTTCTAAAGAGTTCCGCGGTCTCCCCCCTTCAGATCAGGCTTCGGTCATAGATCATACTAACGCGCTAATTCACCAAGCTGTGAGGGAGTATCGTGCCGACGCGAACTTTACCCGTTCGGAGAACAGGTACGACGCACAAATCGCTAAAGCCGCAGAGCAAGAACGCAAAGCCGCCAACGTCGGTATGGCGGTAGATTTAGCAGAAAACCCAAAAGTTCTTAAAGAAATGACTCCCCAAAAATGGGCAGCGCTTGAGTTGGATGTTGACCTTAAACACATCGCTGAGTTGAAGAGAGAACAACAACGGTTGATAAAGGGCGTGGCTAGGCACGACGTAGACCCCGACCAGTTCAAGGCTGCGGTGGCGAACCTTCCGAAGGCTCAACAGGCAACGGTGAAAGCCCTGGCGGAACTGTACATCGCGAGTGAGCAAGAATCGACAGGGAAGCCCCTTGACGCTGCGGGACAAGCACGGGTAATCAGACGTGCCATTGACGAGGCCACACCTAAGAATCAAGAATCCTTCCACACTGGGGGAGAAGTACCCCTCTATAAACTGCCCCCCGAGAAGGCGCTATTCTTCAGCGCGTTGATGGGTAACTTCCCCGACAAGACTCAGTACAACCAAGCGTGGATGGAACAGATGTACGGCGACCAGACTAAAGATGTATCCAAACGCGCTGCTACGATGAGCATTCTACAGTCGGCGCAACGCAAGGGGGTTCATCTAAATATCGACGAACTAAACGCAGCGGTGGGCAAGAAGTTAGCCACCCCTGCTCCAACGGCTGCTCCAACGGCTGCTCCAACGGCTGCTCCAACGGCTGCTCCAACGGCTGCTCCAACGGCTGCTCCAACGGCTGCTCCAACCTCTACCGGAAATGAGAACCTGGTCACTCCGAGTGCTCGACCGACTGGCGGAAAGGGACTTCCCGATGGGATGATAGCTGCGGGGACTATCGACCTCGCTAAACGGCAAGTAGTGCATAACGCCGATGGGAGTATAAGCACGGAATTGTCTAAAGGATTTAGCATCGACGGTAGGAACGTACTCATCCCGACGGTCATCGACGGTAAGATCGTGTCCGATACTGAGGCGATTGCACATTACCGTGCGACGTGGGAGAACTTAGGTGAGTTCAGTAGCGACGCGGCCTCTGATAGGTACGCGGAAATGTTGCATAAAGACCAAGAGAAGCGGTACGCGAACCAAGCGAAACCTGTAACGGCTACACCGGCGCCAGAAAATGTGGCCAAGGAAGAAGCTCGTAAAAAGGAAATAATATCTCTTGAGAAAGTAGAAAGAGCGCGTATAGCTGCTGAGGTAAAACAAAAAGCGGAAGCGAAGCAGAAAGCTGAAGCCACGGCTGCTGCTGAGGCAAAACAAAAAGCGGAAGCGAAGCAGAAAGCTGAAGCCACGGCTGCTGCTGAGGTAAAACAAAAAGCGGAAGCGAAGCAGAAAGCTGAAGCCACGGCTGCTGCTGAGGTAAAACAAAAAGCGGAAGCGAAGCAGAAAGCTGAATCTCAGGTGCAACAACTCTTGGAGGCGAATACGCTCTTAGCAGCGGCAAAACAAAAAGCTAACGAATCAGCCCCAACACCAGCGCCAGTAAAGGCTAAAGGACTTACCCAAAACCAAGCGCAACAACTCTTGGAGGCGAATACGCTCTTAGACGCAGCACGAGGGAAAGGAGAGACAGCCCGAAAAGAAGCTGTAAATAAGGTATCAGACCAGCTATCTCACGAGCTACTACTAAAGCTGCTCGACCAACGCATATCCCAAAGCCAGAAGAAAGCAGGTAAATAGATGGGGAATCTCGACGATGCAATCCTTGACGAAATCATCGCTCAACGCGGTTCAGGAGTACCTCCCCAAAGTATCCCAGGGACTTTAGCTCCTTCACCCCCTGCAAGCGCACAGAGGGCGAATCCCGACGATGCAATTCTTGACGAGATCATCGCTCAACGCGACCCCAACGCCGCGACTGCGGCGAGAGTACAGCAAGCCCTGGGCGACGCGGAAGGCAAGAAGCCCGAAGACGAAGCGCGACGCGCTCAACTTGCGGAGCAGCTAGGCACTGTACCCGGCTTGCTACCCTCTATCCCCGAAGCCGAAGCGGAACTCAGGCGTAAGCAACTTCCGACACAAGCGGCAGACCTTGCGGCCAACTCTCCGAAGACAGCCAATTGGTCTTTGGTTCCGGGGCACACGGCCAGAGCAGGAACATTGGGACTCACGGCTCTCGCTAAGTTAGAGGAGTCGTTCCCCTCCATTGGATACCCGGCAACAAAACTTCGATCGGGTCTCGCTTCAGCCTCCGCAGGTACCGCAAAGTTAATCGACGATCTTGCGTCGTCCATATACAACCACGTTTACGGGGGGTACGAAGACCTGAAGGCCAAGCACAGAGCCGATGCGGGGATACCTAAACTGAACCCTCACGACACCTTCATGGGCCGCCTAGCCAAGAGTGAGCAAGATAGAAGCGAATCCCTCGCAGCGCGTGCGGATATTATTGATCCTAGCCACAAAGACAAGAAGTACGCTGTCGGATGGAGTGACGAAAACGCGGCGTATAAAGACCCGATGAAGATGTTCGGAGACGCTCTTCAATCCCTGCCGAGTACCGCCTTACTAATCGCTGCGAGCGTTGCGTCTAGGGGCGCGGCGGTGGAAGCGCGTCTTACAAGTTTAGCTGAAAGTGCCGCAGCGGGTATCGCTGAAAGCGTAGCAGCGGCAACCGCGACCAAAGCAGCGATTGCCGCTGCATCGAAGACTATGGCGATCTTCCAAGGCATAGGTGAGGGGGTTCTGTCCTACGCCCAAAACTCACTATCTACCACCTCTGAGGTGGAGAAGATGGCCTATGACAAGATCGCGAGCAGCCCGACACTTCAGAAGTACATCAAGATGGGTTACGGGCCTGACGTAGCGCAAGAACTAACTGCGCGTGAAGCCGGGCAGCAATCGGGTATCAGAGGCGGAGCCTTGACGGGGTTGATAGCCTTCATAGGCGGAAAGTTCACAGGTAAGTTTATCGGTGAAGGTGGCGCTTTCCTCCCCCGTTTTGGTAAGGGGGCGATCAACGAAGCCCTTGTGGAAGCCCCCCAAGGTGGCCAAGAACAATGGCAGACCAACCTCGCTATCCGCGAGCACGCGGATAAGACACGCCAACCGGGTGAAGGAGTGCTTGAGGCTACGGTACAAGGGGCGGTATTAGGACCGATAATAGGTGGCCCGATTGCGGGTTTTGCGGGTAAACACACCCAAGCACAACAAGCTGTAACTGACCGCGATACACTAAACAAACTTGCGCTTGACGCAGCGGGTAATCCTGTTCGCGAACACTCTCCCAAACCGTACCGAGACTTCATCGACTCTCTGACAGAGGGGAGACCGGTGCGAGAAGTATTCATCGACACGAATATCCTCCGCGATGTGTTCGCACAAGCAGGAGTAACTGAGAGGGAGTTGACCACAGTATTCCCCGAGGTCGCCGCGCAGTTAGCCGATGAAGCCAACACCGAAGGGTTTGTCAGTATCAAGACTTCCGACTTGATCACAGGGATTAAGACCCCTGAGATTCTAAAGTCGGTGCTGGATAACGCTCGGGTTCAGACCGATGGTGAGATGGGTATGACCTTCGCGGAAGCTGAGGCGTTCTTTCAGACTCAGAACGAAGGCTTAACCCGTGCTCAAGTTAAGGCCGCTGAAGTGCAAGCCGCCGCGAAGCAACACGCTCAAGATATCGCAGAAATCCGCCAAACGATTACCGATGAGCTAGTCGCGACAGGACGATACGATAGGACCATAGCGGCGACGAATGCGGTGCCCATCACGGCGTTCTACGAACAACGCGCTAGGGACTTCAACGCTGGCCGCGCTAAGGAGGACTTCACAACAGCGAAGCAGTTGTTTGAACAGTATCCGTATAAGGCGCAGGGTGAAGCGAGTAAATCCATCGGAGAAAACTTCGCGCAGACGTCGAGGCTGGAAGACTTCTCCGACCCGAATACCTTCTATCGGGTGATTCGCGGAGATAAAGCATTCCAAGATATTCTTGATACCGGCACGGTCAGAACAGACTCTACTAAAAAGACTGGACTAGATAGGCCAACCCTGTTCCCATCGTTCTCTAAAGGTGGCGTGTCAGAGTCCTATGCTGAAGGTGAAGATAACCACTACGTTATTACTTCCACCGATTCTTCTATTCAACCCTCCAAGAAGGGCAGACACGGAAAAGGCACCACGATGTTCCCGACTGATCTGGCGGGAAATCATCTACCAAGCATAGAAGGCAGTAAAGTCAACGTGTATAAGCACACTGGCAAGGGCAACTATGAATTGGTGTACTCCAACGGAAAGCAAGTTACCCAAGGCGGTGAGAAGGGTTCGTTCAATCAAGGAGGCGCAGCCACCCCTAGTATCCCAGAACAGTTCTACAGCCAGCTACGCAAAGTATTCCGCGATGCGCCTGAAAAGATATTCACCGGCGGTGCACAGGTCAAGGCTTGGCTGGCCTCTAATCATGGCAAGTTGGGTATCAAGAAAGAAGAGATATTCTGGTCAGGGATAAACGAGTACCTTGATATTACAGGCAAGGTAAGCAAGGCGGATGTGCTGGCGTTCCTTGACGGTAACGGGGCTAAGGTTGAAGTGAAGATGCTTGGTAAAGAGCCAACTAATGCGGCCGAATTCAAAAAACGAGAAGATGAATTAGATGACCTGCGTGACCGAGGGGGGCGTATATCCCATGATGAGTGGCGACGACGCATGACCGAGTTACAAAAAGAGTTTGGCTATGATGAAAACGGTAAACCTTTAGACAAAACAAAATTCGCCCAATACCAACTCCCCGGCGGGACTAACTACAGGGAAATGCTGATTACGTTGCCTTCAAAGAAGGTTCAGCAGGTTGATGTTATGGGGCGGGAGGAACTATCCGCGTGGTACGAAAAAGAAGTCGGATATAGCCCTATTGAAGAAGACCCGCAAATATCCACAGATGCGTTGCGCGAATTGGTGCGAGCATACGATGCTGAAAATGGTGCGCAGACATCCCCAACGGTCACGTCAGATTTCAGGTCATCCCACTTCGACCAACCCAACATAGCCGCCCACATCCGCATGAATGACAGGGTAGGCGCGAATGGCGAGAAGATATTATTTATTGAGGAAGTGCAGTCAGATTGGGGGCAGAAGGGGAAGAAGGAAGGGTTCTCAAAGGTTGCTGATAAGTCAGAGTTGGACGCCATGAAGGAAGAAATGGCCGCGCTCAACAGAAGGGCAATTAGTGGGCCAAACTTAAATCAAGCAGAGTACGCACGCCTTGATGAACTTATCCGTCTGACTAAAGCAGGGGTATCCTCAACAGCTAACACACCCGGCGTACCATCCGCCCCTTTCGTAACCGACACAAAAGCATGGGCAAGCCTAGCCATGAAGCACGTCATCCAGCAAGCCGTAGAAGGTGGCTATGACTCCGTGGCGTGGACGAATGGCGAGCAACAGTTTGATCGCTGGGGCAGTGAAGAAATAGCATGGGTCAAAGAGGGTAAAGGATGGCGTGTTTCAGCTAAAGAACAGGTTGGAGGTAACGCTGGCGGGGTTGATCTTGAAGGGGCTGCTAGGGCGCGAGGAATACTTAACGAGGAGACTGGCAAGGTTGTCACATCAAAAGAGCAGCTTCGTTCAATCGTAGCTACTGTGTTAGCGCGTGAGAACAATGATACGGCGATAGATAAAATAGCTGATCGTACATGGGAGCGTATGCAGTCCGAGGATGCTGGTACTACCATGCCGAGGCGAGAAGGAATGAAAGGCTACTACGATGCCATCCTGCCCCAAGTAGTAAGCGGCATATTCAAGCAGTTGAAGGTTGAGGGGAAGGTTGAGAGTGTTGAAGTTAGGGGCGGCTACGCCCGTGACAGTAGCGGTATACCTTCACGGTATAAAGAGCTTACTGAGCAACCAGCCTTCACCATCACCCCAGAACTAGCAGCCAAAGTCACAAACGAAGGAATGCCTTTCTTCCAAGCTAACAACGCTGAGTTCAATCCTGCAACGCTGATGTCCACGTTCTATGCGGGTGCGAATCTGTCCAGCATTATTCACGAATCGGGACACTTCTATCTGGAGATGATGGAGCGCCTGGCCAACCGCCCAGACGCGCCTCAGAAGATCAAGGATGACTTCAACCTGTACATGGAGTGGTTCGGGATAGCCCCCGAACAATGGGCGGGTATGGATAACGCGGCGCGTACTCCGTATCACGAACAATTCGCACTGTCTCAGGAGTTGTGGATGATAGAGGGCAAGTCGCCTACGTTGAATCCGAAGATGGAATCCGCCTTCGCTCGTTTCAGGCAGTGGATGTTGAGCGTCTACACATCGGCGGCGGAGTTCCTTCGGCAACACCCCTCGGCTGGAAAGCTGAACGATGAAGTGCGGGCCGCGTTCAGTCGTCTGATCGCCAGCGAAGAAGCGATTCGCGAAGCTGAAGTGGTGAGGGGTTACGTTCCCTTGTTCCAGACCGCTGCGGAGGCTGGCGTATCACAAGAAGCGTTCGACGAATACATGAACCTTCGTGAGGAGTTCATCCAGAAGGCGATAAGCACCGCACAGAAGCGTTCCATGCGCGATCTGAAGTGGTTGTCGAACGCGCAGAGTGGTGCGTTGAAGAAGATTCAAGATCAGGCAGAGGGGTTAAGGTCAACGATCCGTGAGGAGGTAGCAGCGGAGGTGATGGCCGAACCGATCAACCGCGCAAGGCAAGCCATGCTTAACGGTGAAGTTAAAATGAACATCGAGGAGTTAGGTGCGATGGTCAATAGTCCAGCCGTAGCAGGGATGGTGGCTAAAGACGGGATGCCTTTGGATGTGGTGGCCGCGCAGTTCGGTTTCCCTTCTTCAGAGGCACTCCTTCAAGAGCTTGCCCATGCGGAGAATGCTCAAGAAAAGATCGCAGGATTGACCGATCAGCGCATGTTGCAGGAGCACGGCGATATGGTCGATGCGCGTGCTATCGAGAAAGCGATGTACGCTGCGGTGCAGAACGAGGCACTTACCCGCTTTCTGGCCACCGGCTTGAAATTACTCTCCAAGTCGAGCCTACCGATCAGTCAGATCACGAAAGCGGCGAAGCTGAAGGCGCAAGAAACAATCTCCAAGATACCACTGAATAAGTTACGCCCCGCATACTACGAAGCGGCGGAACGTAAAGCCCTCGCTACCGCCCTAGAGAACGCGGGGAAAGACCCCGCCAGAGCGATAGCGGCGCAACAGGCGGCGATACTGAACCGTCAGCTTCACAAAGCGGCTACAGAGACTCAGGAGAGGATTCAGGCTGACGTCGCACGGCTGAAGCGAATCACTAAACCCGCAGCGCAAAAAGCGATGGGTGGAGAACACATACTGCAACTCAACGCGCTGATAGACCGCTTTGGTATCCGTAGCAAGAACACCCTACTTACTGAGGGCACACCGCGCAAGTCTCTTGCGGAATACGCCGCGACGGAACAGCTTCGCACTTTGAACGCCTACCTGGAGGGAGAAGCGAAGCGCCTCTCCGCGATCGCGCTCAACGTCCCGAGTTGGATTGCTGACGGTAGCATATCGCAGGACTACAACTCGCTGACAGTAGCGCAGTTCGACGAGTTGATGGATTCGGTGAAAGCGATAGAGCTACTCGCTAGGCGCGAGCGCGAACAGTACGCCGCTTTTCGCGGGGCAACTTTCGCAGAAGCGAAGGCGAAGAACCTTGCGGTATTCAGGAAGAATTTCCCCAAGCTATTCCTCCCGAACGGTCAACTAAAGCCAACCGTGACAGACCCACGGCATAGCGTTGCAAATTCTTTAGGCGACACTTCGGATGCCGTACAAGCTGCGCTCTCAAGTTCGGAAGCGATAGTGAGTATCCTCGAAGGTGGAAAAGTCGGAGACTTGTTCTACTCCTTGATATGGCCGATGAGTTCACGGAACGACTGGAAAGTTGCTCGGATGGAGGAGATATTCAAGGCGGTGCAACCTCTGCTCGACCAGTACAATCCGCTTGAACAAATAGCGTTCACACGCAAAGATATCGGTACAGAGGCGCTTGGATTCGTAATGACCCGCGAGGCGGCTCTCACTGTCACGCTTTATCATGGCAGTGAAACGGGTCAGGATAGACTGAGCAATCACACGCTCACCAACGGTAAGCGATTGGATGTCGCTACGCAGCAGAAAGTCATCGACTTATTGGATGCGCGGGATATTAAGTTGGCAAACGGTTTGTGGGCGGTGTTCGATAAAACTCTGTGGCCTGAGCTAAAGGCGCTGGATGAACGGACTAAAGGCAAGGGCGCTCCGAAGGTTGAAGCAATGTCTCACAAGGCAAAGAACGGAGACCTCACCGGCGGGTACTATGAGATTAAGTACGACACGGAAGAGAGCGCGACCCCTGGGAATGAAGCCAGCGCGGTAGCTGAGATGATGTCGGGACAAGCCAGTGGGAGAAGGGTCTCCACGGCTCAAGGAACCAGCATTGCGCGGGAGGAGCACACCAAGTACCGTCCTCGCTTGGATTTGGGCGTGTTCTTCGAGACCGTCAACAAGGTGGTGAACGATCTGGCGTACCGTGAAGTTGTGGCCGACACCCAACGCATGTTGCTCGACCCGGACATAGAGACGGTGATCAAGACTGCGGGATCGAAAGTGGAGTACCAAACCTTGCAGCACCGCGTTGGCGCGATGGTTATGGGAGCGCAACTCCCCTCAGGGCCTTTCGAGAAGGCGGCGGATTTAGCAAGAAAAAATACTTCCGTTGTGCTTCTCTCAGGGATATGGACAGGATTGCAGAACTACACGAACTTGAGCGCGGTAGCCGATGAACTAGGCACTGCGAACGTCGCGTGGGAAACTCTCAGGATGCACAGTCCGATGGCCATATCCGCGTTTCGCTTTGGCATGAAGAACTCTGTCTTCTTGCGCAACTATCATCTTAGCTTCGACCGTACCGTGCAGGAGAACAGCAAGAAGCTGACATCGAAGCAGAAGTTCATGCCCAACATGTCCACATGGTTGTGGTTCATGGGTAAGATTAACCAGATCGTAGCTTCGATAACATGGAACGCCGCGTACAAGAAGGGGATGGCTCTAAACCAGAACGACCATAACGTGTCGGTCATCTACGCCGATAACAGGACGAGAAAACTTGTTGGGTCTGGGCGCGATGCTGATGTCACCAAGATCGCAGAGGGACACTGGCTTCCGTTGTTGAACATGATGTACAGCTTCTTCAACTCACAGTTAATGATACTGATGGAGAAGTCAACACTGCTCAAGCGCACACTGAAGAGCGATGAGGAGACAGCGGCGTTCAAAGCCAAAGCCGTTGCGCTATACGCGAAGTCATGGCTTATGATCGTGGCTATCCCTGCGATACTGGGGGACATGGCCTTGGGCGCGTTCAGGGGCGATCCAGATAAGGACGACGAAGATAAGTTGACTCACTACTTGAAAGCGATTGGGCTGTATAACATCTCATTCATTCCAGGTGGAGGCTCGGTCGGGGCTTTCCTATACCGTAAAGGTCTTGACATGGACTCTTACGGACTCAAGATTTCCCCCGTCGAGGCGGCTATCACAGGAGTCGCTGCGGGGGCTGGCTCCGCAGTAGACATCTGGAACGATGAGGGCGACATCAAGGATGTGGGCAACGAGATAATGGCGTTGAGCTATATGCTCGGCCTTCCAGGGAGCTTCGTCAAGAATGCCGTTGTTGGAGGGTACGCCTACGCTAATGAGCAAGCGGGACCAGAAGCACTACTCTTCGGGCCGCCGAAGGTTCCGAGGTGATACCGAAGCATATTTTTAAGCTATAATCATGCAAACATAGAGGGGTTATCATGGCACAGCAAGACAGAATCGCAGGATTGATTGGCTCGTTGGGCATGAAACCCCCGTGCCGTGTTGTAACCTCATCGAACATAACCCTCTCGGGCACGCAGACGATAGACGATGTTGCCCTCGCGGTCGATGATCGCGTGTTGGTCAGAAGTCAAACCGATCCAGTTGAGAACGGTATCTACTACGTCACCGCAGTGGCGTGGGAACGCGCCCCAGACTTCGATGGTGTGCGAGACGTACTCAGGGGAACGACGGTATCCGTCGCAGAGGGTGCAACCTACGTCAATACTATCTGGCAGTTGTCCTCAAGCGGCGTATTGATCGGGACTTCGGAGTTATCGTTTACCCAGATACTCGGAAGCGGAAGTAGCGGTCTCAGCGCCAGCGCGTTCATGCAGACTGTTCTCGACGACACGACCGCCGCTATTGCAAGGGCGACTCTCGGTGCGGCGAATCTGGCAGGAGATGCCGCCCAGAACTTTTCGGCGGATTCCTTAGCGGTAACTACCGCGCTCGATCTCCCCGGGCCAAGCAAGGTGAACTCATCTGGATACCTCGGTCTAGGCACTACATCACCCACCAGTTTTCTACACGTCAATGAAACATCCACATCATCGACCCGCGACACCTCCAACATCGTTAGGACAACGAGCCACACTGGGGGAACCGCCGGTGTTGTCGCAGCGGCGAGTCGAATCGTCCACACGGTTAACGCAGCGGCTACCAACTATGAGTATGGCCAGTCGGTTACTTTAGAAAACTATGGGGCTTCGAGTTACAACATCGCGGGATATTTCAGGGGTAATAAGCGTGCTGTGGGGAGTACGGAAGCCGGTACGTTCGAGGCTAAAGATTACACCGCCGTTGTGAACCCGACGGGGGCACTCCATGCTTTGCTGGCTACCATCTCCGCGAACGGTTTCGACGGTTTCGGCACACGCTTCGGTTTGGAGATTGTCAGTGGTCGAGTTAACCTCGCGGGTACCGCCGCTAATATAACAGCGGGGATTCGTATCGCCGCAGTAGGTACCGATACCGCAGGGTCATATTACACCAGCGGTATCGAACTGAAGAACGACATGCAATCCGCCATAAAGATAAACACTTCAGGCGCGAACACCTCTTATGGTATTAAGTTTGAAACTAACCTGCCTATTGGGATCGAGATGCCCTCTGGCGCTGCGGGGGGTATCGGGATACGGATGCCTGGGACGTACGTCAACGGGGCAATTATGATCGCGCAGGGGCAGAAGATAGTGTTCGACATCACCGGCGTTGGTGCGAGTCTGCGCGAGGACTCCGTTGTATCTGGCGCGGTGGGCTTTGAGAACTGTTGGGTCAACTTCGCCCAAGGTTGGGGGGTGACTGCGGGGACACTTCTCGCTAGTTCTGCTTCTGGCGGAGCGGCTACCGCGCTACCTGCTTTACCAAGTGGATACCTCAAGTTCAAGATTGACGGCGCTAATTACAAGTTACCGTATTACAACTAAGAAGAGGATAACAACAATGCACTCCATAATTCTGAGCGATGAAGACTTGCGTTTCATTAACGAAGCCGCCAGCATTTTAATGTCCCACTACAAAGCGGTGGCGTTTTTAGGCAACATCAACGGCCAGGCGGCTAAGAGTGCTCAAGACCAGAAGGAACGCCAGAAAGAACAGTTTGACGCCGCTGTTGCGGCTGCGGTTCTTGCGTAGAAACGATTTCACAACAATAAACAAGGAAGTCTGAGATGAGTGATAATGTTGGAGATGATGATAGCTACCGGGACAGGTGGCCAGACCAGCACAACAGACGGAAGAGCGACAATAAATTCTCAGTTAGTGCCGCATTTAATATCACACATATTATAGCTACTATAGGCCTGATAGTTTCCATGTTCAGTTGGGCGACAGAAGTTAAAACCATCATCGCAACCAATACCGCCGAGATTGCTAATCTGAAAGCGGAGCGCGTGCGTGAAACCGCCGAGTTAAGAACAACCGTGCGGGAGATTGATGCTAAGGTGACGCGGCTCCTCGAGCGTGGGAATGGTGACAGGCAATGATTAACAGTAGACAGATCGCTGACCTTCACCCCAAGGTGCAGGAGTTGTGTAAGAAATTCATTGCTGAGTGCATGGTCGACGGTATTGATGTCATCATCACTTCCACCTACCGCGACAAGGAATCGCAAGACGCGCTGTACGCACAGGGCAGGGCTACTGCTGGTGCTATCGTAACAAACGCTCATGGCGGCTGGTCATACCATAACTACCGACTGGCTTTCGACTTCGCGCCTATCCAGAATGGAAAGATCGACTGGAACAACACTGCCTTGTGGGAGAAGTGCGGGCGTATTGCTGAGGACGTTGGATTGGAGTGGGCGGGACGATGGGAGCATAATCGCGAAATGGCGCACTGCCAATTTACTGATGGGCTGAAGATAGCGCAACTTTTTAACGGAGAAATGATCTCGTGAAGAATTTTATAGAACGTGTTAAAGGCTGGCTCATTGCACTCAAAGTTTGGTTCCGCACTTTTCCAAAAGAGAAATAATGGCATTTTGGGAGTGGGTAGATAAGCGGCAGATCGTCAGGCGTGGGGTGTTGTTGTTCACTCTGGTGATGACTTATCTCGCATTCAGACTCGGTTACGACTTTGCACTGGTGTCCAGGTTCGATGGGGTTGGAACCGCCGCTGTTATAGCGGCCTTCACCGCGCCCGTGGCGTACCTGCAGAAATCCGCGCTCGATTCGTACTTAGCCAACAAAGGAAAACCAGAATGAACCCCTACGTGCTGCTTGCAGTGATACTCTTCCTTGCCGGCTCACATACCACTGCTTACTTTCAAGGTCGTGGAGCGCGTGACGATGAAGTAAAGGTAGAGAATGCTAAGATCGCTGCCAAAGCCGCTGCGGAGTATAAAGTAGCTGTAGATTACGGCAACAAGAAAGCTGCCGAGGTGCAAGAACTAGAGCGCTCATCTGCTGAAGTGTTAACGGAGGTATTAATCAATGTTGCTAAAATCACTACTGGGAAGTCTTGCTTGTCTGCTGATGCTGTCAGGCTGCTCAACAAACCCACTAAGGTCTCTGGTCTGTCCCCACGTCCCCGCGACCCTGATGAAGAAAGTGCCGGAGGAGTTGCCTCCGATACCGACATCGTTAACTGGATTGCCAGAGCACAAGATCAGTATAAAAAGTGTGCTGCCAATAACAACGGGATTGTAGATATTTTAGTTAATGGCGAAAAACTAAAATAGCGTTGGAGTTGTTTTAGTTCAAAGCAAGTCAGAAATAACATCTATCGTTTCCATCATCGCGATTCTTTCGCCCAATATCCGCATACAATTTACCGCCATACTGTTGCCCAAAGCCTTGTACCGCGCTGAGTTTGATGCACCAGGTATGTTGGTATAACCGTGGGTAAGGCTAAGATTTATTGCGTATGAATTGCCGTTGTGCATTTGCTCTGGAATGAATGAACTTATGACACTCACGACAAAGCAACACAAGGTTTGAATGCTCTGTTCGTAACTCTGGAAATTTGACCCAACTTCCGATGTGATGAACTTCATGCAGTCGTTCTTTGTAGACATGAACTTTGTGGCATCGCTGACAAGTTGCTCGATCTCTTGTCCAGATACGTCTACAGACTTGCTTCCATATCCGTGATGAGAAGAATTGTTGATGTTCTGTGGTAATGCCGCCCCTCCAACAATGGTGTTTGTCCCCAACAAGGTGTGCAGTCTTACATTTAATTGAACAAAATCGTCTAGTTGAATAGGCAGGCGACACCATTTTTGTTTGTCCGCAAGATTGACAGACAAGAGCAACTTTCCTTGATTGTGTATTTCCAGAGTTCGTGCCTCTAAATTTAGAAGCGCAGACACCTCCGCAAGTTCGGAAGTCTTGTGATTGCTTTGTCGTGAATTCACCTCCGCAAATGATGCAATTTTTTGTGATTCGCTTACTACGGCATTGCCAGCAACATTTGGCAACTTGGGACATTGCGTTTCCGCAAGCGCATTGGTTTTTTGATGGTCTGAGCATACGCGAAGTATAACAGTTTTCGTTACCTCAGGAAACCCCTGCAATCTTTCGCACTCAAGCGGAGTTAATCGGCGTACTCGCATTTGTGAGCAGACAGCCATTTGGTTATCACCAGGTTCTTTGCGAATAGTCCCTGTGTGCTCTTCGTAAGCAACCGCATGAACATCCGTCTTGGTTAGCGTATAGGATGACCCTGTATCATCGTAGCCAGTGCCATTCCCGCCATTCTCAGGTGCGCGTCCGATTGTGTTTCCAGCTAAGGCATAAGTCGGTACAAACAGCGGTGCGCCCTCGTTGATATGCTGATTTTCCAATCCTTGTTTATCTCCGAAGTGTGCGTTTAACGTGCTTGCGATTTCAGCCGGCCATTTCTTCACTGGCAAGATATGTCCACAGGCTGCGTCTTGCGCTCCGATACTAACGCCAGTGCGCGCTCCAATTGTTCCGGCAAATTCTTGCCCCTTACTTCTGCTCGGCGGAGGATTCCCGCACAGGCTTTCGGAGTCAAAAAGAACTGCGGCTGCACTTCGCCAGTCTCCAAGACATCCGATAACGAACACACGCCTTCGTCTTTGCGGGACGGCTCTAGGGTGCTCATGTGTTCTGCTGAATTGAGCATCAAGAACTCGGTAGGCGAACCCATAGCCGAGTTGCCCCAACCCTCCAAGGAAGGTTCCAAAATCCCTTCCGCCGTTACTCGACAAGACCCCCGGTACGTTTTCCCAGACAATCCATTTCGGCTTATATCGATCAGCAATTGCGAGGTAGATGAGCATGAGGTTGCCACGCGGGTCATCCAATCCTTTTCGCAAACCTGCGACTGAGAATGATTGACAAGGGGTTCCGCCGACAAGAACATTGATAGTTGCATCAGGCCACTCCTTAAATTTAGTCATGTCGCCTAGGTTCGGGACGCTTGGGTAGTGGTGCGCCAACACTTTGCAAGGAAAAGGTTCTATCTCTGAAAACCCGATAGGGTTCCAACCAAGCGGATGCCAAGCGCATGTAGCTGCTTCGATTCCACTGCATACCGAAAGGTAATTCACGGCAACCCCAATCTATCCCGGCACGGGGCACACGCTCCCCCTACCAACCTGAGCGAGTGCTCCTCGCAGTGGATACACTCACCCGCCACACCGACAGGTATCCGTGAAGCCTTCTCCCTGATCTCCGCGATGTGAGCCGCGTCGAAGAACTCCATCTTTTCGGAGGTCATGTCTATTTCATCGGCCATCACATTTTCCTTTCATAAGTATGCAGTTCACAGTGAGTCGCGATAGCCGCTGACATGCCGTTAGGTGAGTTAACCAGTATCTCCGATATCTGATCTTTATTGCAGAGCCAGTAGACGCTGGTTACTTCGGGGTGAACTACCCGTCGATACTCCGTCGAGATTTCCCACGCCACACACACTACTGCAAGCCCAATTAACGCCCCGACCAATACCAGCGGGTCAGGTATCCGTTCCAAAAATTTCATGCTTGCCCCCTTTTCATTGCTTCCAATAAACAGTCCATGATTCCCTTTTTGTTATCTATTCTCTCCAGCACCAACTCGTCTATCGTACCCCGTGCGATGATGTTGTGGACGAACACCGAACGCTTGTACCCAGATTGCTCTTGTCTCACAGGGCCAATCCGTTCGAGAATCTGCAATCTATTCTCCAGATTCCAGTCATGTGAGAAGAACACGAGTGTTCGCCCACCGTGCTGCAGGTTCAGCCCATGCCCGGCCGAGGCGGGATGCGCGAACAATACAGGTATCTTGCATTCGTTCCAATCCTTCTGGGTCTGCGGGTCGGCATCCAGCACGCGCCCTTGGGGAAAAGCCTTGAGTAACCTTACGAGGTCGCTCTTGAAGTGGTATGCCACCAACACCGGTTCGCCCATCGCTTCTTCGATAATCTCTTCGAGCGCCAGAATCTTGACATCGTGAACCTCCTTCCAGTCTTTAGCTTTAGGGTGAAAGTCGTTGTCAGCATCCGGGTCGAGGTACACCGCGCCGCTGGCGATCTGCAGTAACTTCTGTGTCTTGCTGGCCGCGTTGTGCGCTTCGACCTGGCGCTCACCCAACTTGATGAACATTTCCTTCTCCATCTCCCGGTACGTCTTGCGCGCCTTCGGTGGGAGGTCGATGTAGATGTTGTTCACGATCGGGTCTTCCAAGTCGAACCAATCCTTCATGTCGATGGTCAGGCACACATCCCTCAACCTCTCCTGAATCTCGGCTTGCGCGTGCGGTAGCGGAATCAGTGGCCCCTCTCCGTACTCCGGTGGGCGGAACCAGCGTTGCTTGAAGGCTTCGTAGCTCCTGCCCAGACGCTCCCCCGCATCCACGAACCACAACTGGCCCCACAGGTCGAGTAGCCCGTTCGGTGATGGCGTTCCGGTGAGGAGGTCGATCTTCTTGATCTTGGTGTGTGCTATCCTGCCCAACGCTTGCGCCCGAACGCCTCCCTGCTTCAAGCGGAACGACTTTAGTTTAGTGCTCTCGTCGATGATGACGTGCTTGAACGGCCAGCGGTCGCCGTAATAGTCGATAAGCCACACCAGATTCTCGAAGTTGATCGTGTACACGCTGGCGTCGTACTTCAACGCTCGCCGGCGCTTATCCTCATCGCCCATGATGGGCATGACGGTTATCTGGCTGAGGTGCGACCACTTCTTCGCCTCTTCAGGCCACGTTGTAACCGCCACGCGCTTCGGCGCTACGACCAGAACGGGACTGTCCTCGCCAGCGAGAAAGCGGATATCTATGGCAGTGTATGTCGATACCGTCTTGCCTGAACCCATACCTGACCAGGTACACCCTCGGTCGATAGCGAGTTGGTGGTTCACGATCATGCCTTGGTACTCCCTTGGGGTGTAGACTGTGCGGATGGAGGGATTCACCTCGGCACTCCCTGAAACAACTTCTTGCGAAGCTGAACCACGATGTCGCTCTTCAAGGTATTGTGGATAAAGTCCCGCAGAACAGGATACATCGCGTCGTGCTCCTCCGCTGGCATGAACCTCGAAGCGGTAAACGCCTCGCCTTCTACCTCAACGGTTGTCGTGGACAGGTAGCCGGTGATCACCCCATCGGCACTCTTGATCGGGGAAAACTTTATGTCCTCAACTATTCTCATTTCGCTATCCTCTCAAAGAAAATATCTACTTCCTCATAGGTGCTCAAGACGTGAACAGGCACCCCCTTTTTCTCCAGCTTCAACGCTTCCCGCGATTGCGATGGGTTGGGCTTTGCACCTGGTCGCTTCAGTTCAGCGAAGTGCGCACCGTTCAGCGCGACGAACCAATCGGGAGCGTCCTTGCGGCGATACCACTCACACTTGCGAACCTCGGCGCCATAGGACTTAGCGATTTTCAAGAAGTAATCCTTGATGTCACGCTCCTTGACGGGCTTGGCTTTCTTAATCGCTTTGCGTTCGAGGTATTCGGCGTCTACTTGTTCTATTGAAATTTTAGTTGGCATTTTCTCTACCCCTTCCTGTATCGATAAGTTTCAAATCCCGCTGCTGCCAGCGGCATCCCTTGTGCCCATGGCGGATTCGTTGCAAGCAATTCGCTCAGGCGTCCTACGTTAAAATCTTCAGTGTCTGGTACTTCCGTGATTAACTCATCATGCACCTCCAAGACGATCTCGTACCCCGCATTCTCAACCGGAATGAACGAACTCTTGAACACGTCTCGGGCGAATGCTTGTGTCACATTTTCGACGAGCCGCCCGCTATATGTGCTAATCCTGCACCACTTGCGGCTGAACTGATTCACCCCTTCGTAACTGATCTTACCGTGGTCATCTAACCGTGGGGAGGGATAGCAAAGTGCGCGACCTGAAGGCAGGACTATCCTCAACCATTCACCTGTGCGCCTGACTCTGACCTTGCGGCACAAGAAGGTGACTTGTGGTTCGCGAATCGCGGCGATCACCGCGTCTTGCACTTCACCCCAGAACGCTACGATATTCGGATGCTGTAACCGCCACATCCGTTTAAGCGAGTCGCAAGCGCAGAACACGTCCTTGCTCAGGCCGTAGGTGGCGCGCTTGGTCTTATGACACCAGTGCCAGAACTTGATGGCTTCGTTCCATACCTCTTCGGGAATACCGGGGCGGGCCATCGTGGACATGTGATCAAGGTCTATCCGGTATGTGGCCGCCCCGGTTAGGTAAGCGCCTACACCGCCTTCGTAACCCAGCATCAACTCCATGACCTTACCGATCTGACGCTTGTCGCCAGTGGCCTCTTCAGCGGGAACCTTGAACGCTTTACCATAAGCGACCTTGTATAAGTCTTCCCCGATTCCCGCATCGAAATCGCGGAACGCTTGTAGCTTCCACTCTTCGCCAGCGAGGTAGGCCAGCACACGACCTTCAATGTTGGACAAGTCCGATACGACCAGTTTCTTACCCGGTGGTGCGACTATGCAACCGCGAATCGCGTTGGAGGTGAGCGACATCACGTTCTCATAGATCAGGTCAGCGCAGTCTAGCTTCATCGCTTCAACACCCGCTTCTATCGCGGCGTTCTTCATGTTCGGTCGCGGAAGATTCTGAGGTTGAAATGTTCTCCCGGCGCTGCGACCCGTTCTGCCCGCCCCGCAGAACTGGATACTCCCCCGCATTCTGCCATCGGTAGTCGCTTTGATCAGTTTCTTGTACTTGCTGGTACTGATAGAGCACACCTGTAACCTGACCTTGAGGAGTTCCTTCAATGCGTCAGGCATGTCGGGGTCATCGAGCAACCGCGTAACGGTGTCCTTGGTGAGGTCAGGCAGAGCGAAGCCATAACTCTCTAGGATGTGATCTAACAGCACATCGCGCTGCGTGGTGCTCTCTACCTTCCCTTCGGTCATATCGAAGGTCTTAGCCTTCAGGAAAGCCTGTTCCAAGCCAACGGCGCGGAGGGCGGCGTGCGCCAGTTCGAGATCGACTGCAAACCCACGGTCGTTGATCTTCTGGTCGAGGTGCCATAGCGCCAGTTCGTCACCCTTGTAGTTCCAAGTGGGCATCTTCTTGGCAATCGCCCTCATCGCTTCGGTATCGTTAATCGCGTACTCGATAAACTTAGCCCAGTCCTCGGGGTGTGTTAACCGCGTCGCCCTGCGAACCTTGACGTTCTTTCCTCGGGGCTTGCAGAACAGGTGGATGAGTCGAGTACCGTCCTTGTGCTTCGCGAGGTCGTCTCCGATCTTGAATATGCCGCATAGCTTGTCGAGACCGCCAGGGAGTGAGAGCGTGAACGCTTGAACCATCGTGTCGCGCCAGCGCGGGATATCGATGTCGAGGTTCATGGCGTACTTGAGTACGTTACGGTCGAACATGGAGTTGTGGGCAGTGACAAGCTGTTCAGGATCGTTCAGCGCGTACTTCAGATCGGGAATATCGTATGGGTGTTCGTCGTTCGTTAAGTCGAGACCGATAACAGGGCCATCGTCGATTGCTGATGTCCAGATCATCGCTTCGCAGTTCGACGTGTAGGCGTAAGTGCCATTTGCTATCGGCACCTCGCTGAATGTTTCGGTATCGAGCCAGATCATGCTAGTGTTGATTCAGTGAACAATCTTCAGAATGTGAGAAATCGTCCACACGACACTCTGGGCACACTGTCCAGTTCGCGCACCCGTTCCTGTTAAGGACACCGGCTACCTTCCCGTCGGTGGCGATATCGGCTTGTTCTAGTATTTTGTAATCTTCTTTACTTAGCCTGTTAATCATTTTCATCTCCTTATGATTAGTTAAAAGTAGAGGGAACCCATTTCGAGTTCCCTTCACTTAGGTTGTTGGACTGATTGCCTGAATTTTAATTTAAAGTGTCCTCAGGTTTAAGCATGGCGAGTAAGTGCGAAAAATCGGGGTCTCAACTCGCCTAGCGCATCAATCCCTATCAGGCGTGCAACCAGCACGCACGTTCTAGGAAGACACTCCCAAGGAAAATCTTACATGAAATCTTCGTCGCCGTCCTCAGTATCTCCAAGGTCAGGAAACTGGTCAGGACTTGCCGGTGCGCCTCCGCCGAATGCGTCTCCGTCTGAGTGGAACTGAACCCCGGTCAGCGTGGCGTTAACGCGCTTGCCGAACTCCCCATCTTGCGCCCAGATGTCCACGATAGCGTTGACGTAGCAGCCGCCATAAGGCTTCCCATCGGCGGCGGTCAGAGGTTGCTTACGCCCGTCGATGACTGTGGGGCGGGTCTTGTTGTACGCCGCGATGAAGTACTTACCCTCGAAGCCCTGATAAGGCTCTCCGGATGACCCAACTTTATCGCGCTCGCCATAGGCGCACTTCTCTTTGCGCTTCAACTCTTCGAGAATCTTGAGAGGGTCTTTTTTCCACTTCCCCTCGGCGGCTTCCTTCATCGCGGCGTTAATCTTCTTCGCGTTGGTGCTATCCGGCTCAATGATGAACGTCGCACCGAAGCGTGCCAACCCTCCCGCTTCAAAGGATTTAGGAACAAAAAGTGCGTCCATGAAAGCGATTCTTACTTTTAACAATTGTACTGAGGCCATGATTTTCTCTCTTTCTATTAGTGACTACTGATTAAACTACATGAAATCGTCGATGTTTACTTCTGCTGCCTTTGGTGCCTGTTTGGACTCAAGTTTCGCCCAATCCTTGTCAGTGAAAGTGCTTACCTCTTCGTCTACTACAACTGCCTTTAATACAACTTTCTCTACCACTACTGCTGTTGGCACGCCTTCAGGCAACTCTTCGTATCCTACCAAGTCAAACTGATCCGCTACATGCGTCAACGCGGGTCGCTTGTCGGTGACCGGAACTACCGTCTTACCTCCAGGTTTACGAACGATTAGCTCCTGCAGCTTCGGCCATTGCTTTGCCCCAAGGATTTTAGCCTTGAACAGCTTCTCGGCTTGGGGCGCAGTGATAACCTTCTTGGAGTAAATGTGCTCTTCACGAATCTTCATGCGCTTCATCTCTGCTTCAACAGCCATGTCGTTCACCCAACTGCGAGGGCCTTCATTACCTTGCACGACCTTCCAGTCAGCGAGTTGGCCGTTCTGCTCTAACAGGTAGTGATCCCGCGCATCTTCAACCGCTTTGCACCACTGCTTGACCAGTCCGACTTTGTTGGCCATGTCGTTCAGGTACTCAGGGGTGTAGCTACCGATAAGCTGGTCGATCTGTCCGGTTACTGCAGCGGGCGTACTCATATCGGCAGCCGCGTCAATCATATCGAACTGGTCCAACACCACCGCATTCGTTTCTTGCCCGAACTTCTGGCAAGTCAGCTTCGCTTTGCAATACTTGCATTGCGCCTCACCAGGGTTCAGGTCTTTATCCGCTACTGACCCATCCCCCTCCGTAAATACCGACCATGCTCGGATCGAAGCGTCTTCAACTTCATCCGAAAACTCGATCAATTCATCGAGGGTGATCACATGCTCACTTGGGTCATCAAACACCCGTGGTTGGGAGATGACGAGTCGGAAAGTGTCGAAGTCCTGAACCAGGCCGTACTCGCGGTAAGCGGCGAGCGCATACATCATCAACTGTCGGTTATCTCTAGCCTGAACTGGAGTGCGTCCGTACTTCAGGTCGATGATGACTAGCTCTTTTTCCTTAACGACGTGGAAATCGACAGTGCCCTTCGCCCCTTCCTCCGATGTGAGATGGGATATGTCCAGTGCAACCTCGGTGAAAGAGTCGCCCTCTTCAGCGTGCGCTCTGCACACTCCGAGGTAGGCTTGGATGTACTGAACCATCTCAGCGTCCACGACGAACGAAGTACGGTGCTCGTAATCCTTGAAGTTCCTTGAATCCCACAGACACACCTCGTTACCTGTGGCGATCTCAACACAGATGTTGATTGTGTGCCCGAGGTGAACGTGAGCGTTAAGGTCGCCTATCAGACACTCCGAAGCCAAGAAGTGGGCCGCCGTGCCTTCGTCAGCGAATTTCGATGAGGTATTAGGCAACCCTTCTTCCAGCCTCGTGCTTCCGGGGCAGAGCATCCATCGGTCTGCTCCAGAGGGAGATAACCTAGCGTGTTGGCCAGCCATGTTATTCCCCTTTGGCCTTGTTGATAGCTTTGGCCAGCGCGAGGTCGGCGGAGACGTACTGTTCAGGGGAGAGTTCCGATAAGCGAGCAACCTTGAGTCCTGCGAACACCGCCATAACTGCATCGCGGCCACCTAACGCCGCCAGAGCTTTGACTTTATCGGCCAAGTCCTCAAGAGCTACACCCGAAGCGGGTTCAGCTTTGGCTGGTTCAGCTTTGGCTGGTTCAGCTTTCGGCTTCTTGATACTCTCAGGGATGTTCGGAGCTTCAGTTGGGGCTACTCCTGTAGAGAGCAGCGCGATTACTTTTTCGAGGTTGGTATTCAGTGTTGCTATTTGCTGTTCGAGTGACATTTTAGTTTTCCTTGATTAGTTGTGTTGCGAGTTGGTAATTTATCACCAGATAAATAACCTTGTCAAGCGTTTTATTTAGTGTATCTTAATTTCAGACATTATTTCACCGCAGTCGGACATTCCCGCCAGCACGTTTTTGGTTCCGATCACCTCTCTGAGGCGACGGATTCGGGATTCGTGGCACTCAACCATCGCTATGTAATAATCGACTTTGGTAATCACTTCCAGAAACTCTCGCTCCGCGAGCTTCAACTCCCTCTCGGCCTCATCCAACGCGCTCGGTAATCCTGGTAGTAGTATTGATCTCAGTTCTTTAAACATTTTTAGCTCTCCTCATAATTTTACCCACTCCCTTCCTGATTTCTCCCAAATACCTCGGGCATCGAGGTTGATGTACTCTTCGTTAAACACTATCCGCTGACAACTTGTATTGAGCAGCAACTTCACACACGTCATGCACGGGCTGGTCGTGGTGTAACACGTCTCGATCTCCCATACGTCTCGGCATTGCAGTAAAGCGTTCTGCTCTGCGTGGATCGCGTGGCACCCATCGAGATTCGTCCCCGTCAGAGATTGCGCTCCGGGACAGGCGTGAGGGTAATCTGTCTCACGGAAGGGATACAAAGGTTCCGATTCATTACAGTGCTTCGCCCCCGCATACACCCCGTTATATCCCGTAGCGAGGATGTGACCGCGTTTGTTTACGAGGACGCACCCAACACTACGTCGGAGGCACGTTGAACGGCCAGCGGTCACTTGAGCGAGTTGCATTCCCCACTCATCTTTAGTCGGTCTGGCCATGTCCACCTCTAATGTTAATCACTTCATGCGGTTTTCTTCCCAAGTTAAAGAACAGGGAGTCCAAGTCCAACTTCGGTCTGCTGTTAAGTCCCTGCTCGTCTAGCTTGGAGGCACTGGACACACTAAGGGGAAATATCCGCGCTTGGTACACCCCGTAGTTCTTACCGGTACGTTTCGCACAGCGTTCGCCCACCTTCTTGAGAATGCCCATCTTGAGCAAGAACACCAGGCGCACCGCTATTCTGTTACGGTCTTTTGACGTGTCCTTCCCGAGGAACTCCTCGAAGTCCCAGTGAGTGAACTCCTTATCCAGCCCGTAGTTGCTTTCAATCTTTGCGTATACCTTGGAGAGGATACCTCCTCGTGGGTTACAGTTAGCCATCGAATCTCTCCAACATCAATTCCAACACGGCGAGGGCGTTCCACGCGACCTGTGCTTGGTGCATGAGTCCTGTTGCGGAGTCCGTCTGCGCGTCGGTACGTTGAGCGAACCAGTGTCTCATCATCGCGTTGTCGTACCTCTCTACGCTGTTCGGGACGTGTTTCCAGCCATCGGGTGAATACTTCTCCGCGCCGTAGGTGCCGACCTTGCCGACCTCTTCCAGCGCCTTCGCGAAGCCCCCCAAGACCAACCCAAGGCGGTTTTTACCAGCGTCTAACTTAGCCCCTGGAGAATGCGGATCGGTACCGTGGGGGTCTGTCTCAGCGACGTTCTTATGCTTCACGGTTACAAAATCTACCCCCGGTATGGCGCGTCTCCTCTCGGCGGGAGCTGAGAAAGCCTCTAACTCCTGCTGAGTCATTGGGCGGATTTTCTTCGCGGTATCCATCTCTAAATCTATCTGCTTGTATATCGACATTCTGATTCTCCTTATTCAAGTGCTTCAAATTGCGCCCTAACCATCGGGCAGGTTTTAGTTAGTTCCCTTGTGTTTTCCATGACGTTTATTAGTGATGTAGGCCAGCTTTTTTCTTTCGTACACCAACGTGTACCTTCTTCGGTTCTCATGTGTGGACATAGCACTTCGTCAACATCACACCCCGTAATCTCAACCATAAAACTAACTTTCATTGGTGGGTCTTCAATCGTTTCCATTTGTCACCTCCTTACACATTTCAATCTCCTTAAAAATTAAACTGCGGATAGAACTCTACCACACCTTTTTTATCTTGTGCAAACTATTTTTATCTATTGATAAATAAAATTGAAGGGTATACTATCCGCTTCTTTTCAGACAAACGAGATAAGCATGGACCCAACAACACTGAGTACATGGCTGCGAATGGCCACCCCGCTGCAAAGAGAGGAGTTAGCCGCTGCTGCTGACATAAGCGTGAACTACCTGTACCTCATGGCAGGGGGACATCGCAACAACTTCAGGCTTCGGATGGCTTTTCGCCTATCGAAAAAGTCATACGAGATGCACCTGCAAACCTTGTGCTTCCTGCCTTGGATAACAATTGAAGACCTGTACGCTATAACCGATCGAACAAAAACTAAAAACAAATAGGGGTATTTCTATGGTGAATCATTACGGCGCCTCGCCCGGAGCGTGGGATCACTTCGATCTCGTCCTCGGGCTAGGCGAGGACTTATTACCAGTAGCCGCTGACCCGAACGTGGGGATATCCCCAACCTCATCGCTCACCTCTGTCGGCAAAGTGCCAAGCGTGTACAACAGTCGCGGTCAGATCGTCGGCATGGCGAAGTGGACAGAACACATCACGACCAGCGAAGAGATCACCCGCTGGTCGCAGAATACCGAATTAGGTATGTGCATCCAGACTCGTAGAATCAGGGCGATCGACGTGGACATCTCCGACACGGATGAAGCGGAGAGTGTTTACGGGATGCTATGGGGCCAAGGGGTATCGTTCCCTCTCCGCACGCGCTCTGACTCCTCCAAGTTCCTCGTTCTTCTCGACTGCGCTGGCGAACTGCCCAAGCGTCGCTTCAAGACCGAGCATGGCGTCATCGAGTTCCTCGGCACGGGACAACAGTGTGTGCTCGACTCGACTCACCCAAGCGGTGCGCGGTACGCGTGGCCGCTGGAGTGGCCGACTTCTATCCCCATACTCACTATCGAAGAGCTTGACGTGTTGTGGTCATCGCTCGAAGCCCAGTTCGCTGTCGAACCCTCCACCACCGGCTCGCTCTCCACCAAGAAGCAACAACTCACCGAGATTATCTCTACCGATCCTGTCGCCCAAGCCCTGAGCGATCAGGGTCTCGTCATCTCCCAAGCCGCCACGGGTATGCTGGCCATACACTGCCCGTTCGAGGACGGTCACTCCCCCGGCAGTAGCGCAACCTCTACCGTCTATTTTCCCCCGCACACCGGCGGGTACGAGTTCGGGCACTTCGACTGCAAACACGCGAGTTGTGGTCATCGCGACGATACCGACTTCAAGGAAGCCATCGGCCTTCGAGTGAGCGACCTGTTCGACTTCGTGGAAGACGAAGCGTTATGTACCTCACTACATAGCGATGGTGAAGTCCTCCCCCCGCAGCGGTTCGCGTTCAAGCACGCGAGCGAGTTCGTGCAAGGTGCGCAACCCCGTTGGATTATCAAGGATGTGCTACCTCAAGCCGAACTCGCGATGATCTATGGCGAGTCTGGAAGCGGGAAGTCCTTTTTTGCGTTGGACATGATTCTTGCCGTTGCCCAGGGATTAGACTGGCAGGGACACACCACCGTCGAGGCTGGCGCGGTCGCTTATCTGGCCGCCGAGGGTGCTGGCGGTGCGAAGAATCGGATAAGGGCATACATGCAGCACAACCACTTGAATATCGCTGACATTCCACTGTTCGCTCTCGGTGACAGCCCGTCGTTCTTAGAGCGGAAAGACGTGGCCGATGTTATCGCCGCTTTGCGTGTTGTGGTCGGCTTGCGCGTTGTGGTCGTGGATACCGCCGCGTGTGTCGTGGCGGGCGGTGACGAGAACAGCGGCAAAGATATGGGGCGGTTTATTGCTCATTGCCGGGCGGTCCACAAGGCGCTGGGTGTGCTGGTCGTGATCATTCATCACAGCGGCAAGGATGCGGCACGGGGGGCGCGTGGTTGGTCGGGAATGCGCGGGGCTTTGGATGTTGAAATATGCGTGACCAGGGAAGGACATGAGCGGCTTGCGACTGTAACCAAGATGAAAGACGGAAACGACGAAGACCTGGAATTCGGCTTTAAGCTGGTACCTGTCACCCTGGAAGACTCGGACGGGGTGACAAGCTGCGTTATACAATACGGCGAGCTGTTACCGAAAGCAGAGCGCAAGCAACCCATCAAGGGTACTGAGCAGACTCTAATTGACTGGCTAACGGACTATGAAGACAATCACCTGGAATGGCCTAGCACTGCTGAAGTGTTAGCCGCTATACCGCGCGGGGGCGTACTGCTTGAGCAGCTTATGGAAAAAAATCAGGTATTGGACATTAACGGGCGGATTACAATTAACAAGTGAAAAAGCCCGCATTGTGCGGGCTTCGTGGTGCGCGGTGCGGTGTTACTCAGACTCTCATTGGCATAACGACTAGCTGGAAGTCATCGCCGTCAATCAGCACGCTATCATTAGCGGTTAACATTCTTAGAGCCACATCATCACCTGTTGCCGATTCGAGCGCGTCGATTAGATAGTTGATATTCACTCCCATTTTGAGCGGTTCGCCTTCCCATGTTGCGGGCATGCTCTCCGTGATGTCGCCCGATGCAGTGCCAAGCGTCACGGTATCTTTAGCGCAATTAATCCGTACTCCATAAAACGACTCTTTAACGGCTGGCTTTAATCTCTTCAACACAGCGAGTAATCCGGCGCGGTCAGTTGTCAGCGTGCGGTCCCGGTCTTTTCGTGCGGGTATCACCCTTTCATAATCCGGGAATCTACCCTCAATTAGTCGCGATTGCACCGTGCTACCGTCGGGCAGCTTAAAGTGCATCGCGGTTTTATAGATATTCAATTCTACAATGTCACTGTCCTTTTTTGGCAACATTTTGTAAAGCGCGGTGACTGCATCGCCAGGCATTATGCTATCTGGATAATCTGCCAAGCCAACCTGGCGACTAGATACACGATGCAATCGGTGTCCGTCAGTTGCGATCAGGTTAAAATAACCACGATGAACATTGAAGCACATCCCGTTTAAGTAATACCGTACAACATCCTGCTGCGACATTGCCTTGATGACATGTGACATCATCGTTCTAAGCGTATCGGCTGGCATGTTCAGAGCTAAGGTATCTTCCAAAGTGTCTACGCTGCGCGGTATCGGATAATCTACCGTGCTCAACACGTTCAATTTGCTAATGTTGCCATCGTGTTGAATGATCAGCTTATCAATACCTGGTTCGCTGGTCAGCGTGATTTCTGTACTCTTTGGCAATGCGCTTACCCTGGCGAGTATATCCGCCAGGTTAACGCATACCGGATGGAATACGTCGGTGCCGGTGTCATCCAGTGGCACGGATATAAAAGTATCGCAATCCGTGCCTGTGATCTGCCAGGCTGATAAACTTACGCATTGCAGTATAGGTGTCTTATGCCGTTTGTTCACTACTGCGCCCGCTATCTTCAGTGCTGCTGTTAGAACTTCGATTTTGATTTTCATTTTTAAAACTCCCTGTAAAGTTGTAAAGTTATGCTCTTATTAAAAAAGTGTTGCCGTCAAAATCTACTTCCACATAGTCTTGCTTTGCCTCTTCCGCCGCCGCTTCGAAGTTCATTGTTATATGCCTATAGGGCCAGTTCCCGCTGCCCATTTCTTTGGGCATTTCGTAACAGTCATTAATTAATTCTTCAATGTACTGCGCGAAGTAGTCCTCATTTATTAGTTGCTCTCCATAAATCCAATCTGACGATCCTTCCGCTACACTTTGCAGCTTGAGCAGTATATCAAGCTCTTTTCCGTCGTCGCTATTATTGAAGGTGTCTAACTCATTCTGCGCGATCCGTTCGGCTTCAGACTCACCTTCAGATTCGTCGTATTCTTCCTGAAGCGCATCGCGTTCCGCCGTTAGCTCTTCAATCCGTGTAAGTACATCGCGGCTGTCTATGGTGTTGCTGGTGTTATCAAATTCTGTACTCATGTTTAAAATCTCCTTAAAAGTTAGTAAATAAAGCCTAATGCTTCCACATCCCGTTGGAAGTCTTCCATCAGTGCGGGCAGCCTGGCCTGTAGCTTCATAACGGTGAAGTCTTCAAGCCGCGCATCAGGCCATACCGCGCATGCCCTAGCGGCTTCCAGGTTAGGCTCTTTAGCCATTGAGTTATAGCACGGTTCATAGCTCATTGCGCCGCCGTGTCGCGCGTCGAGCTTGCTTTTTGTTTCTTCGTTCACAATTTCGAGTAGATTTTTAGCACCTGTCATAGGTTCTCTGTAATACGCAAAATATTGTCCTTGTTCTTTAGGTATTGCCTTTGCGTAATACATGGAATCTGCAATGTAGTGCATGGGGCCATCACTGCTGACTAAATGCCATTTGACATAGTGTTCAAGTTCAGGGATACGCCGGGCGATGTCTTCATGTATGCATCCGCATGAGCCTAGCCATAGTTTTTTCCCGTCGGCGTTCACGGTATAGCTTTCTCCTGGTATCCGTTCGGTGCGATCGTATAAACTGCCTGTTATGGCGAAGGAATTGTGCCCGTTTCGGCAATTGTCATCGTATCGAACATTTGCGACAAGTACGCAAGCGTCGCCGTTATCGTCGGTATATTCTGCGCGAAATTTCTTTTTTTGGTCGTAGGTTATGACTGAAGGATTCATGGTTTAAATCTCCTATAAAGTTAATGTTGCAAGCTGATTGTTTCACGGTTCGGTTCAGTAGCTCTTGATCTACATCAAGGTTTTCTGTATTAGCTTGATTAGCACGACATACCCTAAAAGCAAGATAACGCCGATCTTGTATAGTATTTTGATCTTCATATTATGCCTGTTAGATAGAGAGCATGATTGTGGACGTGATGCAGTTCCGCGACAAGCTCCGCGCCCTGGTCAGTCTGGTATCGCTGTTCGATACCCTCAGCCATAGTTAATGCGTTCTGAGCGTTCCAGTCCTTAAGCTTCTGATCATAGCCGTCGTCGACCATGCCTAGGTAATCGTCATATCCTTCCATCTCATCGCCGTCAGAATCGACCATAATCACGTGTAAGCAGCAATACCACCAGTCACTATTACACCATGCCCTTAGATTGTCAAAATCGGCCTGAGCAGCTTTTACAGCTTTCTGGCCTGGCGTATCCGTGGGAAGTACAGCATCACAACTCCAGCCTTCCGCTTTTGCCGTCTTGATAGCCCCCTGCATATCGTAAAAACGCTTACTACTGTGATCCGTATGTAATATGACCTCTCCAGGCTTCTTATTTCGATGCGTCCAGTTTGAAACCTGTCCATGTCCGTCGCAATGCTCCCAAGGTAATTCACTGCAATTCTCGAACAAGTAATCTACGCGGAATTGATTACCGGCTGGTGTGATGAATGCTTCTGTTTTATATTGCGTGTTCATTTTTAAATTTCCTTGATTAAAGATTATAGAAAAGTGCCAGGGCGGCACATACGCCCATTGCCGCGCCTATCAGAACAGGCGCGACAACCTCATTGATGAAATATTTAATACGCTGCGTATACATTATATTCGCCCCTCTTGTGATCCGCCCTCATGCCGCGTTTGTCGATGTAGGCCATAGCTGCGCGTAATGTTGCGAACGATGCAATGACATAACCCCACTTGAAACAAATTACCTTGTACTTCCCTTGCAAGTTTGAAATCATTTTAAAACCTCCGTGATCAGTTATTGGCCGTTGGTGCAGTTCAGACGATACGCTGATTTGACGGTTGAGGGTTGACATAGGTCAAGAAATGTTAATATAAATATTTTTTATTTATATTTTATTTTCTGGGTATGTGTCGGTAAAAAAGGGGTGTGTTCTATAAACACATCCCCTCTTATATTACCTCCGACATACGGATACCTGTTTAAATCTCAATGTAGTTACACATAGTTACGTTGTTCTCCTTTAGTGTTACTATGTCACCTCCATGTGGTTACTATATGTTACATAGTCCTCCGATTACGAACTGGTTACTATATCGTCATGAAGTATTCTCACTGTCGTTATAAAGTGACCTCTAAAGGATACAAAGGGGTTCCGTTACTTTTAGTTACTTTTAGTTACGTTCTAAACATAAGTGTGTTAGAGTGCCACCACGTTGTAACCCGTTATAGGTTAAACATGTATCTAAGATGTATGTTATGAAGTAAACATGTATCTTAAATACATGTTCAGTTGCGAAGTAAACATGTATTTAAGATACCTATTTGAAACCTTTTAGTGTATTTACTGTTATCTATCAGCGGGTAGCGAATCATAGATAATTATCTATGGTTAACTCAAAATGAAGGGGAAAAAGTCATGCCATCACCAGTAAAGACAGTACCAAGAGCACATATTTTAATCCAATACATCCTGGACAGATGTGTCTCCCCACGGTACGAGGTAGCGAAAAGGCTCAACATAACTCGGAAGACCTTATATGAATGGGAGTACCAACGGATAAACATACGTGATCACATGGTTGATCAGATAGCAGCAGCAGCAGACTATCCAATGGATAGAATACCGGAGAGCGTGCGCCAAAAGGCGCAGGACGAAGACATCAAACGGCGCAGACGGCGTGACGCTGAAGTGTCACAAGCCAAACTAGCACCACCAGGCACTCCGGCGAATCAGTGGGTGCGTAAGCCATCACAGATGAGCATGTCAGATGTGGATATTCACCGCCTATGGGTGCGCCGCGCACTGCGCGAAGGCACGGCACCTCCGCCACCGTTTAATATCATGTTCCCTACTAGCAGCATTTCATCCCTGCCCAAGCACATGCAATGGGTGCCCGATCCTGATTTGATAGCTGAAGCACGGAAAACGATGCACCCGTATGAATTGCGGTACATACCCGCGCACCGCATAGCAGACCGGCACCCTCTCGGCCTACAGATCACGGCTGGCTGGTACTTTTTCGGCGCGGATGGCAAGATGATGCGCGAATCAGATAAGGGCAAGGCGCAAGCGCGAATAGACAAGCTAAAAGCGGATGAAGCCAAGGCACTTGACGAGTTCCTATAGTCTATTATCTATGGTCGCTGTCTCATGTATGCAACACCAAGGCGCGAATAGTGTCTCATTTATGCAATATTGTCGCCATATTGAGACAGTATTCGCGCCTCGCTATGGTCGGCGCGTTGTTCGCGCCCCATCCTGGCCGCCTTGCGGCCCCACCGGTTCGCGCTTCGCGCGTCAACATGGCCGCTTCGCGGCCCGGCGCGTTGCACGCGCCCCCCATAAGTCTTTGCTCTTAGGGCTGAGCGAAGCGAAGACATTTAAGAGTCTTCTAACCATAAGACCAATAGGAAGAGGGGGGAGGGGTTTGGTTTTGGGTTCGGTTTTGTTGGATAAGGACGCGTCCGAAAAATTAAAATCTAAAACCGAATCGCGATACCCGAAGCCCAAGTATACTTCCCCCGCGTGTTGTGGTTCGTCAACCCTGATCCGCTAAAAAAATTAAAGGAAAATCCAATGGTTAACCCCCAAAGCGCACCCTCCCCAAACGAATCGTGGCTCGAGGACCTCATCGGCGCACCGCCTACCCACACGGCCACTAACCCCGTCCCGATCACTCCCATCGCGACTCAGATCGCCCCTCAGGTCACTCCCACGAGTAACTATGAGCAGGATAGGTACGAGCGAAGGTTGCTGCGACAACTCGGCAGACCTTCGGCACCGGTCTCGGATGCGCCTTTGCCTACGCTATCCGGCCACGAGTCTCCTTCTCCGTACCTCGCGCCCGAGTTGGAGGTGTTGCAGTCGCAGTTGAAGGAGCAGATACGTAAGGTTAAGCTCACGGAGCGGAAGGCTGAACGGTTGGTCAAGCGCGCCAGAGCGGTTATTAGCCCTCCCAAGCCCGAGAAGCATGACTCCGCAGAGTTCGGGGTTCCTGTGCCGCCCCCGTCTCCCGATACTCGCACCCCTGACCCCCTCTCGGCGCTGTCAGATGGTCAGAAGTTGCTTGCTAAGGCGGCGGAAGGGTTCCCAGGCGATGGGCGAACCCCGATGGCCACTGAGGTAAGGGCGCTTGACCCACGGGAGAGGGTGTTCGTGGGTAATCTGTTCAACGGGATGATGGCTGATGAGGCTGCGGAGAAGGCGGGATACCCTCACCGGCCTGACTTCGCGATGCGGTTGGTCGCTAAACCTCACATTAGGCAGGCATTGGATTGGATGCAGCAGGAATATCTGAGGTCGATAGGTGCCACGCTCACCAACGCGGTGACTCAGATGACTCACATCGCGTTCCTCGACCCGCGCAAGGTGGTGAACATGGAGACTGGAGCGCCGATACCGCTGCACAAGCTCGATGCGGCAACGGCAGCAGCGTTAGAGGCGGTCGAGATTACTGAGACGGAGTTCAACGGAGTGTCTAAGGTGACTAAGACGAAGTATAAGTTCAACTCGAAGTTGAAGGCTTTGCAGCAACTCGGAGAGCACTTGGGGTTGTTCAATCAGGTAGTGAAGGTAGAGCATACAGGGGCAAACGGGGGGCCGATACAGATGGAGATGAGCCAGACGGAGATCGCACGGCGCATGTTGTTCGTGCTTCGGCAGCAGGGGGAGGTAATTGATGTTGACGTAAGTGCTCAGGTGGAGTAAAAGGCGGGTGTAATCCCATAGCACTATAACTTTATAAAGGAGCATTACGATGGCTGCAACAAAACAGATTTTGACATCCGTACACGGTAAGCGTCTGGGCATTAGCCCACGGGGTAACTTGGTGGTAGAGGGTAAGACCGCCGCGCTGATGAACGATGCAGGTGTTATCGTTGAACCGATGGCCGCACCGACCGCAAAGACCGTAGCAGTAACCCTCACCTCCGCAGAACTGCTCACTAAGTACCTCACTGGAACACACACCGCGGGCGCGACTGCCGCATACGTCCTCCCGACGGGTACGTTGCTGGAAGCCGCGATCGTTGCGGCGCCTGAACTGGCTAAGGTGTTCGCCGCTGATACTGGCTTCCGGTGGGAGTTGATCAACTTGAGCGCGGCGGCACTGGATACGATAACGATGACTGCGGGGACTGACCACACACTAGTCGGCGCTGCGTTGATACCCTCGAACCACGTCACCACAGGTGGCCTCGACGGTACTAGCACATCGAGATGGCGCACGAGGCGTGTGTCTGCAGGAGTATTTGTCACTTATAGGGGGTAATCGCTATGTCAGCAATACCGAACAGTGGGAACTCCAAGAACGTCAAGTGGGCGAAGCTCAACGCCAGCGCCAGTGGAGCGACTGAGTTAGTCGCGACTACTGGCCTTGGAGCACGGAGCAAGATACGTGTTCTGGCGTTGGCGCTCACTACCACGGCGGAGAACACCGTCTCGTTCAAGTCAGCGTCCACCGTGATCACTGCGGCGTGGCCACTCGTTGCGTTGGGGGGCATGGTCTTGCCGTTCAACGAGCACGGGTGGTTCGAGTGCGCGGTCAACGAGGCACTGAACTTTAACCAGACAGTCGCAACGGTGTGCGGAGTGCACATCGCGTACACTATCGTAGATTAAGGAGGATGACCTTGTTGAAAGCACCGGTAGTAGATATGAGAGCAGTCTCGACGGGTTTGGAGGTGGGGTTGGAAGCACATCCTCTGGACTTTAACCCGCCACCGATCGTTAAGTCGGTTCGTGATTTGGCAAGGTACAACCGCTTGCTGGAAGCACTCGCTGATGGGCAAGAGGTGCCCTTCGCGGAGGTGGAAGCGCACCGCATAGCGGCTTACGGAAGGGTGTAACCCATGCCGAACACAGTAAGCATTGACGAGAAGAAGGTAGAGGGGAGTTACCCCGCTGATAACAACCTGCACACGGGTTTCAAGGCGGAGATGACGACCAACTTCGGCAGTGGCATGGCCGGGGCATCCTTCGGGATGTACGGTATCTCTATCGGCAACGGAGATGCTGGTTCTTGGGGTGTGCACGACATTGTCGGTGTTCACGGTACGGCGATCAAGAATGGCAAGCACTGGGCGGCGGGGATGCACTGCGATGTCTATGACTCCGCACCCGGCGGAACAGCCATTGGCCTGAATATCGAGTTTCCGCAAACACAAGTTGGCACTGATACCATCGGTATTAACATTCAGCCAGATGAAAAAGCGCGAGGGCTGGTCGGGATACAGATTCAGAATCCGCAAGCGTTCAAGCACGGGATAAAGGTACCGAATACAGCATGGGTATTCGGCCAAGTCGACACCTGCCTATTTGGTATGCGGTTTAACCCTGTTCGGCAGTCGTTGGAGTTCTTCCGGTGGCTTGGGGAGAAGGACGAGACCAAGGTAGGTGAGATAAAGATGGACTTTGGGCAAGTTCGCCCGGCTGATAAATGGTAAGATATTACAACTTTAGAGAAGGGTAGAACGACATGGCAACAACATTCAACTTATTTGACAACTGGCGCAAGACGGTGGCAACTCCCTCCCGCGCAGCAGCGGTAGCGGGTACGCTGAAGCTGGCGATATTCAAGGCTATGACCATCGGCACCACGGAGCAAGGTGCGTGGGACTTCTATGATGACCTCACACCTGGTACGAATCAGGTATCAGGCACCAACTACACCGATTTGGGTAACGCCTGTGCCTCCCCGACGTGGACAGGGCCGACAGCGGGGGTGTTGACGTTTGACGCCAGCGACCCGACTACGTGGAGCCAGCACGCCTCGGGGTTCTCGAACGGTAGACGTGCGATACTGTTCTACGACACCGGAGTCGCAGCCACATCGACATTAGTAGGCTTCTCTGACGACTTCGGTGCCGACCTTGGTAACGTGGCTTCTGACTTCAGCGTAGCTTTTAACGCCAGCGGAATCTACACAAGTAGCAGGTAAGAGTACCTTTAAGGGTCGTGTTCGCAAGGGTGCGACCATTTTTTAAGAGGAGGTCTGCCGTGGCGGGATTAGAGGCAATACAAGCATGGAATAACGAGTTCATGCGGTTAAACGGTATTCCACCAAGTAGGATGGCGAATAACGAGTCCATGATGGATTACTTCAAGACGATAAGTAGGAATGGCGGGTACAAGCTCCCTTCACCTCTTAACGCTGCGCCAGCACCAACAGTTCCAACCCCAATAAAACCCCCTTCAGTGGCTACCGCCCTCGCCGCAGCGCGAGAAGTGGTTCGACTACTCGAAGCTATGTAAAGGAGAAACGACATGCGCTTCACACCAGCACAACAAGCAGCAATCAAGACATATGTATTGGCTGACCCAGTTCTTGCGCCGCTTACTTCGGGAGACGGTACCGACTATGGGTTCGTAGCGAGTACACTATCCGGCTATCCCATATCTCCCGTCTTAGCATGGTCAACGAATGTCCCATCGGTTGTCTCTGACGACGCTCCGAGCTACGCTACCTTCGACAGTATCGTCGCGGGTAAGCGTGACTCATGGGGATTCTTCCTTGCTAATCCAAGGGACTTTACCCGTAAAAAAGTTCGGGACTGGGTAGTAGACGTTTGGGGTGCTGCTACTGCTGCAAGTAATGCTGAGGCGATACTCAAGGCGGGTACCGAGAACATGCGGGTGATCGAGGTCGTTCTCGGTGGCGTGGATAAAACCACAGGTACAGTAACAGCCAAAACACGAAGCTACGTCGGGGGTATCGACCTCGCGGAAGTAGCTGGACTCTTTAATGTATGAGTGACGACATCAGGCTGGTGATCGCCATACCGACCGCCGGAACGGTCAAGATGGGCTTCGCGTATTCGTTGGCGGGTCTCATTGGCTACCTAGCTGCGCACGCTGTGCCCTCACGCCCCGAAGCGGCTGTTGAGGTGCAGATGGACGTTGTTGAGTCGAGCGTAATTCACACGAACCGTGAGAAACTGGTACGCCGGGCGATAGATTCTGGGCAGACGCACCTCATGTTTATCGACGATGATATGGTGTTCGAGCCGAACATCGTTGATGTGATGCTTGGGCGCAGACAGCCAGTGGTGTGCACCAACTACCTCATCAAGACGGATGCGTGTGACTCGTTCGTGGCTGTTGGGCTGAACGATAAACGTGTCAACACGCTGGAGAAATCCACAGGATTGAAGCCCATAGCCTACTCGGGTTTTGGGGTAAGCGTGTTTGAGATAGAGGTGTTCAAGAATACCCCCCAACCGTGGTTCTTACCGAAGTTCATACCGGAAGACAACGGGTACACAACAGAGGATAATCCGTTCTATGAACGGGTAAGAAACGCGGGATATAAAGTGTTCCTAGACCAAGACGCCAGCAAGCTAGTGTCCCATCTAGGCGGATCATCATGGAACTGGAGGGAGTTCAGAAATGGCTGACGCAACTACGAAAGTAACAACATCAACACAAGTAACGCACATCGGAAGCGGTGCGTCTATGGCCGCTGCGACACTTAGCGGCTCGGCAGACGTGTCCACCGCGCTCTCGTTCACGGGGAACCTGAACAGGTATCCAAGGGCAGACCTGGTTCTGAAGGTCTCGCCCACCGCGTCCATCGCGTCCACATCGACGAATATCCTCTTGTACCGCAGGGATATGAACATCGACAGCACAACGGATGAACCCGTACCGGGGGTGAGCAACAAGCAGCACTACATGGGCGCTTTCCAGCTTTCCGCAGCAACAACAGCGTCCACCACTCATAACATACAACTTACCGATATTCCACTACCAGGTAGCGGAGATTGCGAGTTCTACATTGAGAACGCTCTAGGGGTGAACATCCCGATCGGGTGGACGCTAAAGGTGACTCCCAAGTCCGACATCGGCGCAACATCGTAAGACATGATAGTCCGTCGTATCCCGTGGACTAGCCAGCCTCAGATAGCGGTTCCGATAGATTCATCGAACACGCTGTTTGACGTGTCTAAGATAACTGCTGTCGTCAATCCTGGGTTTGGAACGTACAAGAGGGACGCTCGAACAGGTAAGTTATATACTGTATCTACCAACCCCGCCCAAGCGATGAATGCTTTAGGTAAGGGTATTAGATGGGTAGGAGGTACTAATGACTATATACAATTAGATGCTGACGCAGATAATGTATTAGATACTGTTAGCTGTTCTATGCTGATAGCTACTGTCAGGAATGCTACTAATAATGGTAATGATATATCTTATGGATATGAAGATGGAGGTACTGGTAATAGAGTTCAAGCACACTTTCCTCTAGATACTACTGCTACTATATATTGGGATTTTGGTAATGGTACTGGTGGTGTTGGTGGAGGTAGAGTTACTGCAAATCCTGGGGCTGCTACATGGGCTATTGGAAGAATTAATATATGGGGTTTTTATGCTGGTAGTAGAGGTAGAGAAATATGGTTAAATGGAAGGTTAATAGCGTCTGATATAACAGCTACTAAAATACGTAGTGCTACTACTCAAGGATTTAGAATAGGAAGTGGTGCATCTAATTCTAGCAGCGCATCTGCACCTTATCACTCTGATAATCTATTTGTATTATCTAAAGAAGGTTGGAGCCAAGCTGCTTTTGCAGGATTAACTGCTAATCCTTGGCGGATATTTGAGCCTAAACAGGTTACAGTCTTCGCGGCACCTTACCCCCCAACGGTCATAGGCCTTACCGCCCCGACTCTCGGACTCACCCCCCAAGATATCGCGCAAACGAGGACGCAAAATCTCACCGCCGCTGCGCTTACTTTAACACCGAACAGTGTAACCGCGCTATGGACTATCCGCCCCGCGACTGCAGATTTCGCCTTTAACCGAGAAGTTTTCCAGATCGCATCAGCGAATAACTTAGGGGTTTCGACTTGTGACTTCACGGCTTTAGAGATAAGTGCTCAATCGGTAGCATCACTAGGCACTGCTGCGATGGACTTCGTAGCCAACGACGTGCAGTTAGCGATTACCAATAACCTAGATGTTGGCAACTTAATCCTCGCCGGTCAGGATACTCAGCAAGTCGCCAGCACGACATTGGGCACCGCGACGATGGACTTCGTGGGTAAAAACATCACTGAGATACAGGTTGTTGCTCTTGGTTCTGCCGCGCTGAACTTTACCGCGCAGACTTCCAACCCAGTCGCGGTAGTTACGCTCTCTACCGCTGCGATGAATATGGTTGTGCTCGATATCAGACCGGAGAACTCACCGCTTGGAACGGTGCAGGTGATGACGATATCCGCGATGGACTTCGCGGTTAACCCTATCAGCAACACTGCCAGCACGACGCTCTCCGCTGCGGCGATGAACGATGTGGCTTACGAATTGCACCTCGTATCGAGCAACGTGCTTACCGCGCCTACGTTTGATCTAGCGCCTCAACCGCTGACCGTTACCCAAGCCGCCGTAGTAGTGGCACTTGTTCCCGCGACGTTCGACTTCGTACCGGGCGCGATACAAGCGGCAGGCACGTCATCGGTGGGCGACAGACGACGCATTATGATGGGAGTGGGCAAGTAATGCGTGTTGAGGACATGCTGAAGATACTAGCCCAAACACCGGGAGGGGGTCGCGATGAAGTATCGCGACTCGCGCTTGAGGCTACCGCACATATGAAGTGGGTTCCGAACCCCGGGCCGCAAACCGAGGCTTACTTTTCACCGGCTGACGAGATATTTTTCGGTGGGCAAGCAGGCGGGGGAAAATCGGATTTAGAAATCGGACTCGCTATTAACGAACACGATCGGTCACTGCTCCTCCGCAGAACGAATAAAGAAGCCGATGGGCTGGCCGACCGTATGACCGAGATTCTCGGCAACCGCGATGGGTACAACTCCCAGAAGGGAACATGGAGGATACCGCACAATGGAAACATCGTGGAGATCGGTGGGTGCCAGCTAGAAACGGATAAGCAACGGTATAAGGGGAACCCGCATAGTTTGATCTGTGTGGGTAGAGAAACGCCAGTGCTTATGGCAGATGGGTCTTATAAGGCAATCTCCGCTATAAACGTAGGGGAGTCGGTGACTACACTTGAAGGCCCCCGGCGGGTACTGAAATCTTTCCCCGTCGCGGCAAAACCTTCGGTGGAGTTGCGCGTTCAACTACCGTGCGGAGCCGTTCATCGCCAGGTGCAATCGACGACCCATAAAGTTCTTTCGCATAAGGAGTGGGTTGCCCCCGGTACACAAGGCGTTTCCCGTGGCCACCTGTCGGCCCTTGCTTCCAAGCAATGTCATACTCAGCGAGTACCACGCGCCAAACGATCATCCCTACTTGGGTTAGTCGAGCGAGCTCTCTGTACGACAAGTCGGTTGGGGCGAAGTACCTTGCCACCTCTGCAAGTTGGTTACGTGTCGTCGGGCAAGAAGGGTCAATTGGACGGGTGCGCATATAAGGCGCGAGAACTTCATCAAAGTGTAGTCGTAAGGTCTGGTGCGCGACGCCTAAATGCTTGGCAGCAGCTTTTATGTTGCCTGTCGTCTTCAACGCTTCTGAGACAATCGAGGAGGTTAAATGCACCCTCTTTCCATCGTTCATCTTCTTGGCATGATAACTACGATGCGCTGAAAAAGTCATTACTTCTAAGTTCTCAGGTCTGTTATCAGTCCTTATCTCATTTTTGTGGTGAACACATTCCTTCTCTGAGGACTTCGTACTCCACACCAAAGGGCGCCCTATCATATCCTCTCCCACAAGACGGTGTTGGAATACCCAACCCCACATATTCGCCTCGCGATGAAAAGGATGGAATTCTAAAACGTAACCACCCATCAAGCACGTATGTCCACCCTTATACGAAGGAAATACGTCAAACGGAGTGCGTGCTTTCTTTAGCTTCATGGTCAGCGGTTCCTATAGGCGATATTGAGTTGTTCGACATCGAGGTTGAAGAAGTAAACCATTTTATCACAAAAGGCGGGATAGTCAATAAGAACTGTTTCGATGAAGTGAGCGATTTCACCGAATCGCAATACGTTTTTATCAATGCGTGGAACCGCTCCGCGAACCCCAAACAGCGGTGCCGTATCGTCGCTGCAGGGAACCCCCCGACACGTCCTGAAGGTCTGTGGGTTGTGCGCCGATGGGCAGCATGGCTCGATCCGAAGTACGCGAATCCCGCTAGTCCGGGAGAGTTACGCTGGTACACCACGGGCGAAGACGGTAAGGAAATCGAGGTCGACGGGATAGGTCCACACCGTATCTATGGCGAACAGGTGTTCGCAAGGTCGCGCACCTTCATCCCCTCCCAGTTATCCGACAATCCCGATCTCTCAGCCACGAACTACGCGGCGTCCTTAGCGGGTCTGCCGGAAGAACTACGGCTAGCTTACCGCGATGGCGACTTCAGTGTGGGTCTCCGCGATGAGCCGTGGCAGATAATCCCCTCGGCATGGGTTGTGGAAGCCCAAGCCCGTTGGACGAAGAATCCCCCCTACGGCGTGCCGATGTGCTGTATCGGAGTGGACGTAGCGCAAGGAGGTAACGATAACACCGTGCTCGCGATACGACATGATGGTTGGTTCGCTCCGTTGATCGTTGTCCCCGGAGCCGAGACCAAGGATGGCCCAAGCGTGGCGGGTAAGGTAGTAGCGAACCGCCGGGACGAGTGCCGCGTTGTGGTTGACATCGGCGGCGGGTGGGGTGGTGAAGCCTATGCACACATGAAGGCCAACGGCATAGACGCGGTGGGCTACATGGGCATCAAGGCGTCCACGAGGCGCACGCGGGACAGGCAGTTGGCGTTCACCAATGTCCGTACCGAAGCGTACTGGCGGTTCCGTGAAGCCCTCGATCCTGCTCAACCTGGCGGGTCGAACATCAAGCTCCCGAGCGACCCCGAGGTGGTATCCGATCTCTGCGCGGCGATGTACGAAGTGACCTCACGGGGCATCAAGCTGGAAAGCAAAGAAGATGTCTGCAAGAAGTTAAGCCGATCACCCGATAAAGGCGATGCTATTGTCATGGCGTGGTGGGACGGGTATAAGGTAGAACAGCTTCAAGACGGGGATTGGAAGGGAGTTAAAGGTGGTAGAATGACTCCTAAAGTGATTATGGGACGTGCAGCGGCGCGAGCGAACAAGAGAAGATGACAACCTACCAACGCGAAACTTTTGACGAAGCCTACACGGACGCGCTACCGATGCTGGAAGCCCACCGGATAGAGATATCGGACAATGACGTTCCGCTGGATGTGAATGTGAAAGCATACCAACAAAGTGAGAAACTTGGGCTGTTAAGGATATACACCGCTAGAAACGACAGAGGTATGGTGGGCTACGCCGCGATGTTCATTCACCGGGGGCTGCATAATCAGGATAATTTACAGGCCGCGCAGGACATTTTCTATGTCGACCCCGAGTGGCGGGGCGGTATGGTAGGAACCAGACTTTTAAAATTTGTAGAGGATCAACTCCGAAGAGAAGGAGTGCAGATTGTCTATCAAACGGTTAAGATAAAACACCCGATGTTGGGGCAACTACTTGAGCGCAGCGGGTACACCGCTACTGAAACTGTCTATCAAAGGAGGTTAGTATAATGGCTGAAGCAGCATTACCCGCAATCTTTGCATCTCTCGCTGGTAGCGTGGCGTCTACCGTACTCGGTAAAGTTCTGGGCGGTAAGGATGATAACCCTCCCCCCGCGCCTACTCCTACCGCGCCTACCGTCATGCCAACCGCCGATGACGCTTCGGTACAGGCGGCTCGCAAGAAGTCCATCGCTGACCAGACACATCGGCAAGGGCGAGCGAGTACGATCTTGACCAGCGATCAAGACACCTCTGACAAGTTGGGGGGTTAATATGCCAGTAATAAAAGTCCCGATACCTGCCAATTCAGTTATCCGTTCAGTTATCAACTCGGGGGTCTTCGCAGGTAAGAGGCGGGGAGTTTTGCCTTCTCCGGATTCTGCCAATTCAGTTATCAATTCAGTTATCAACTCGGGGTTCTTCGCAGGTAAGAGACTGGGAGTTTTGCCTTCTCAGGATTCTGCCCCCGCGACCATACTTGACCCAAGTGACCCGACTCTTGGCAGTACCTATGCTGATGGCGTGGAGCGTGCCAGTAGGGTTAAGAAAAAGAAACAGATAGCCGCAGGTGTGGGCGACGCAGGAGGCGAGGGCGACGCAGGAGGCGAGGGCGACGCTCGCTCGATACTTGAGGAACTTAAGTCGATGCTTATGGGGGCGCCTCAGGGACTCGTGACCCCAGAGGAGTTAGAGATGTCCCCAGAGGAGTTAGAGATGCGGCGCAAAAAACGTGCCGTGCAGTCAAGTTTGCCGAACCGCACCATATTGGGGGGTTAGATGGAAGCAATCGAGTTTCACCTAGAGCAAGGCAAGAAGCTATTTGATAGTCGAACAGCACTCTTGTCGATGTGGCAAGAGATCGCGGATAACTTCTACCCTGAACGCGCAGACTTCACCACGGTGCGCAACATCGGCGCAGAGTTCGCTGATAACTTGACGACCAGCTACCCGATACTCGCACGGCGCGATCTAGGAAACTCTCTCGGCTCGATGCTGAGACCGACCAGCAAGGACTGGTTCAGAATACGCACCTCCGCGAACTGGGAAACCCTTGGGGTGGAAGCACGAGCATGGCTTGAGTGGGCGGGCAGTGTGATGAAGCGTGCGATGTATAACCGCAAGGCGCAGTTCACCCGCGCTACTAAAGAGGCCGATCACGACTTCGCCGCCTTTGGGCAAGCAGTTATCCAGACTTCCCTCAACCGCAATGCCGACGGGTTGCTGTATCGTTGCTGGCACCTCCGCGATGTAGCGTGGCGTGAGAACGAAGAGGGCATGGTCGACACTGTTTATCGCAAGTGGAAACCCACGGCACGCGACCTGACACGACTCTTCCCTGGAAAGGTACACGCTAGTATCTTAGCCAAAATGGAGAAGGAACCAATGTGTGAGGTCGAGGTGTGGCACTGTATCGTGCCCTCCGATCTCTACAACGAGGGCAAACCTTCGCGCACGCCGTTCAAGTCCTACTACATCGACGTGGATAACAAGCATGTTATGGAAGAGGTTGGCCTCCTTATGATGGAGTACATCGTTCCCCGCTGGCAGACTGTCTCCGGTTCGCAGTATGCCTATTCCCCCTCCACGGTAGCCGCACTACCAGACGCAAGGTTACTCCAAGCGATGACCAGCGTGCTGATCGAGGCTGGCGAAAAAGCAGTTAATCCTCCAATGATCGCGACGATGGAAGCCTTGCGCTCCGATATCAGCGTCTTCGCGGGGGGCATAACGATAGCGGATTCTGAATACGACGAGCGTTTGGGCGAGGTACTACGGCCTTTAACGCACGACATGAAGGGCATCCCCCTAGGTCTTGATATGGCACGGGATACCCGCGCAATGATCTCGGACTGCTTCTTCCTGAACAAGCTGGCACTACCCCCGCCTGAGCGTGAGATGACCGCATACGAGGTTGGTCAGCGAGTGCAGGAGTATATCCGGCAAGCAATGCCCCTATTCGAGCCTATGGAGGCGGAGTACAACGCGCCGATATGTGAGAACACCTTCGCGCTCATGCTCCGCGCTGGCGCGTTTGGCTCTCCGATGGACATGCCGCCCGAACTCCACGGCGCGGGGTACGAGTTTTCGTTCGAGTCGCCGCTGCATGACGCTACTGAGCGTCAGAAAGGACAGCGGTTCCTGGAAGCTAAGAGCATGTTGGCTGAAGCTATCGCGCTTGATCCTTCCGCCGCGTCGATGGTTGACGTGAAAATCGCGCTCCGCGACGTGCTGCAGAGCATCAACATACCCGCGAAGTGGACACGCACCGAATCGGCGGTGGCTGAGATGGAAGCGCAGCAGCAACAACAGCAGCAAACTTCCGCGTTGCTTGACCAGATGCAGAAGGGCAGCGATGTGGCTAAGACGATGGCCGAAGCGCAATCCATCGTACCCGCTGAGGCTACGATATGACCGCAAAGAAGAGAGTAGATATCCCCGCAGACTTACCCGCGTACTGGGAGTTGCCCGACATAGCCGCTATTCAAGCTCTTGAAAAAGGAACAGCCACGCCGGAACAGCAGGTACGCGCTTTGACGTGGGTGATAAACAACGCTTGCGGGACGTATGACCTGTGCTATCACGTTAATGACAGGGAGCACGCCTTCGCAAGTGGAAGGCGTTTTGTAGGTTTACAAGTAGTAAAAATGTTGAAGTTAAACGCAGGTAAATTTAAGGAGTAGTGAATGTCAGACCAAGAAGCAGCACCCGACGCATCAACGGGAGACCCTGCAGATAACGCAACAGATACCTCCGCAGCCTCATCCGAAGCATCCACCGCCGAAGCAACCTCCACGTCAACCGCAGCAGACCCGAACGACTGGGCGACCAAACGCACGGCATACGCTAATGGCGACGCGAAGTTGCTGTCCCGACTTTCACGGTATTCATCCGAGAAGGACGCGATAGACGCGCTAATCGCGGTGCAGAACAAGATGGCCAGCAGCAGAGCGAAAGAACCCTTGCCCGACAACCCAACACCTGAAGAAGTAGCGGCATGGCGTGCGGAGAACGGCATTCCGATTACCGCGAAAGATTACGGGGTGAAGGTGCCTGAAGGGATGGACGCGGCGCAAACGGAGGAATTTCTCTCTACTGCGCACGAGTTGAACATGACTCCCGCGCAGGTGGAGAAGATAATCGGCTGGAAAGCCGCCGCAGACCAGAAGTTCCTTGAGCAACGGGCGGAGAACGACCAAACTGCGCGGGATGCCGGAACGGAAGAACTACGAAAGGACTGGGGCAGTGAGTACAAGCTAAACATCAACCTCATCACGGGTCTGCTTGATGGTGCGCCCCAAGGCGTTAAAGAGCAGATCATGGGAGGTAGGCTGGCCAACGGTACGTTGATCGCGAATGACCCGAGCATGCTGCGATGGTTGGCTTCTCTATCCCGTGAAGTTAATCCAACCGCAACGGTCGTACCGGGTTCTGGGGTGAACGCAGCCCAGGCTATTCAGAGTGAGATGCAGAATTTGCAGACCATGATGGGCGATCGGAAGTCGGAATACTGGAAGGGGCCGAAGTCGGAAGCGTTGCAAGCAAGATACAGAGACCTCGCCACGGTTCAGTCTAAGATTAGCAAATAAAAATCGGCGGGGCTTACGTTGTCAAGGCTCACACGGAAAAGCGACTGACCGTTTATTCCTCGATCGCAGCGTAAGCCACACCGACGCAGAAAGTATATTTCAAAGGCATTAACAAGTCAAACAAATAAATAGCTTGACAACCTTCGTTAATCGGAATATGTTTACGCCATAACACCGATAGCAAGGCTCCACAGGTGCTAGGTAGATCAACCCCTTTATGGGATACCTGATTGAGATAGACAGCGAGGACACCCCAAGCCGACGGATATGTAAATATCTTTTAACTTTGGAGAGTCCATTATGTCTGACCACGCATACCAAACGCAGTACCGAGCCGAGTTTGTTGCTGGCTTCGAGCAAAAACAATCCCTGACCCGTAACACCGTCACTACTGAAGCGATGGTTAAGGGCAATACCGCTACCTTTTTAGTTGCTGACTCTGGCTCTGCCACTGCGGTAACAAGAGGCTTGAACGGTCTTATCCCCGCCCGTGCTGATAATCTGACACAGTATTCTGCCTCTCTGACCGAGTGGCACGATCTGGTTCGGCGCACAAGCTACAACATCTTCAGTTCGCAAGGCGATGGTCGCAGGATAATGCAAGACACCACGATGGCTGTTATCAACCGCAAGATTGACGATGACATCATCACTGAACTGAACACCGCTACTCAAGACACCGGAACGACTCAGACAGCCACCTTGTCGATGGTTATGTACGGTATCGCGATCTTGGGCAACAACAGCGTTCCCCTCGATGGCAATGTCTCTGCTCTCATCACGCCAGCGTTCCACGCTTACTTGATGCAGACTAAAGAGTTCGCCAATGTGGACTATGTGAACAACAAGCCTTTTGAAGGTCAGATGATGTCCTACCGTTGGGCTGGCGTGAACTTCATCGTTCATCCGAACCTCCCTGGTAAGGCAACTACCGCCGAGAAGTGCTTCTTGTACCATAAGAACGCAATCGGGCACGCGATCAACACTGGCGGTATCGACACCTCTGTTGACTACAACGCTGAACATGACTACTCGTTCGCACGTTGCAGCGCGTTCATGGGGTCGAAGATTCTGCAAAACTCAGGCATCGTAGTGCTGAACCATGACGGTTCTGCTTACGCCGCCCAATAATCTAAGGAGACATACAACATGGCTTATTCAACAGCAAACCCTCCAGCCTTAGTTTCTGCTCCCTTGACGGGCGCGGGAAGACTGTGGTACTACACCTCAACCGATGTGGCTACTGACGTAGACGCAACCGGCTACTTCACCAACGGCAATGCTCTTGGCATGGCGGTAAACGACATCGTGTTGGTCTGCGATACGGATACCGGACCAGTAACTACCATCCACAGGGTCATAACCTCGACCACTGGCGGCGCGGCGACAGTATCTACCACTGGGTTGACCATCACCTAACAGCACTTAGTTGATAAGTGATATGATGAACGGGCGCTCGTTAAACAGCGCCCGTTTTCATAACTAAAAGGATACTAAAACATGACAGAATCTATCAAGCTCGCGCCTAAGTTAACTCCAGATCGCTTTAAAGAGGCGGAATATACTAGGCGTGTGTGGGCGATGACGCCCGCAGTAGGCACTGAGGTTAAACACCTGCTCGCTCCCGCGTACTGGTCGCACGTAGCCGCTAAACTGAACCCGACGGATCGCATTGAAGTAATCACTGAAGACAACGCATGGTTCGCTGAACTGTTGGTAATGTCCCAAGGAGGTAACTGGGCGCAAGTCAAGTTGCTGAGATATGTTCAGTTAACTGGTGTGGCCGCCGCGCCGGAGGCAGTCGTTGAAAAAACTTCTGAATCCGTAGCCGAGGAAGTTACTGAACCCACTACTGAGACACCATCAACGGATAGCCAACTCACCGTCAGCTATGGAGGGATAAAGGCACGCCATCGGGTCATACGGAAATCTGATAAGGCTGTGCTAAAAGATGGTTTCCCAACGCAAGCCGAAGCTGTAAAATGGATGCACGAACATGAAGTAAATAACCTCATCGCACCGTAAGGAGTCAGCATGGCAAACGACCAGTTGGGCATGTATAACCAAGCAATGTACTTGTTGGGCGAGCGCAGTCTTGCTTCCCTCACCGAGAACAGAGAACCCCGCAGGGTACTCGATCTTGTGTGGCGCGGTGCGGTGAAGTTCTGCCTCGAAGCAGGGCAGTGGAAGTTCGCACTCCGCACGGCGAAGTTAACGTACTCAACTGATGTCGTACCGACCTTCGGATTTCGCAGGGCGTTTGAACGCCCCTCGGACTGTGTTCGGTTGGCTAAAGTGTGTAGCGACGAATACCTGCAGAATCCTCTGCTTCAATACAGCGAGGAAGCGAGTTGGTGGTTCGCTGACGTTGATGATATTTATGTGAGCTATGTCTCTGATAGTACCGATTTCGGCCTCGACTACGCGAACTGGCCAGAGACCTTCGCGACCTTCGTTGCGTTGTACGCTGCTACTCAAGCGGGGATAAGAATCAGTCAGAGTGAAAAAACGCTAGAGTTATTGACAAAAGAA